GTGAGCCTTGCGAGACAACTTGCACCCAATGCCGTGGCGCACAGGTCAATACCTACCACTACACCGCGTGCGGTATCGAGGAGTGCACCTACAACGCATACGGAATGTCACCGAGGCACGAGGCCACAGACCGATGCCAGAGTGGCAAGAAGGCGCACTGCACTTGCGACACTTGCTTCTAAACTTGCAAAATGTCAGATAAGTCTGTATAATAGAAACACAACGACGAAGGGAAACAAAATGCAAATAATAGCCACTTACCCAGATTTCAAGACCGCCACCGTACTGGTGGACCCCTGGGACGTAGACCGTGTCACCGAGGCTTTTCTTGAGTGCGGCGCGATTATGGTGTCAACTAAGGAAGAAAAATGAACTACCCAGCGGGCGTGACTGGTAGCGAGTATCAGATTGCTGGCCCAGACATTGAATACACGGGTGAACGCGTGGTTCAGTGCTGGAACAACGACTGCGCGATGTTTGAGCAAGACCAAGACATCGAGATTGACTTGTCCGCCTACAACGGAGAAGAGTGGGGCGAGTGGGCCTGCCCCGCTTGCCAAGAAAAACGAGACTACACGGGCGAAAGCTACGTAGGTTAGGGGTAAAAATGTCAGACAAAGTAGTGGTTAGCACACTTCCACGATGCAATTTTTGCGAGGACAGGGCCCAATACGACGCCGCGATTGTTTCTGGCGCGTGGGCGTATCTTTGCACCGCTCACTGGTCCACATACACAAACCGCCAACTGGGCACGGGCTTAGGCCAGCTCTTGGTTGTTAAGAGGGCGTAGAGATGCGCGGATACGTAGAACGTATGGAAAAGATTCAGCGAGACTTGCCAGAGGGTGAGGAAGCCACGCACGAGATGGTTATGGACCGCTACTACGAAGAGTCAGACGCATTCTTCGACACGCTAAAAGAAAATAGTTGACATTAGTTGACATTAGTAAAAAAGTATTATAGAGTTTCACTATCTCCACTAGATGGAGCCAGAACGACAAACGAAAGAGACACAAAAATGGGATATACACACTACATTAGAAGAGACATAGTTCGCTCAAGTGGGCCAGGCGCTTACCTGAGATTCACAAATGGCGTTGAAAAGATTTTTGCCGAGGCTAAGACCCGCGGCATTGAAATCGGAGACGCGTTTGGCGAGTCAACCACACCCGAGATTAGCGAGACCCGCGTAGCTTTCAATGGTATGGGCGACGACGCACACGAGACATTCGCTTGGGACGCCGTAGTATCGAGCCAACCAGCGCACGCCGCGGGACAGCCAATGCTGTTTGACTTTTGCAAGACCGCCGAGAAGCCTTATGACACCGTTGTTGTAGCTGTGTTGCTATGGCTCAAGGATTGCTACACCGATGCCGTTGAGATTAGCTCAGACGGCTACTGGTCAGAGTGGTATGACGGGCGCGACCTTTTCCGCACCGTATTCGGCTTCGAGGCCGAGGCACCGTTTGAGATTGAGGTAACTGCCTAACACCCCGAAAAAAAGAACGCGGGCCCACCCCCTTAGGGCCCGCGTTTTTTTCTGCCCGAAATCAGATGACTGATGCGCAGGGGTAAAAATTTAGACAGGGACAGCGCTTGCAGATTGCTGCTTATCCAGGTAAAAACTTTCTTTGGAGCTTGACTTGACAAGTGCAGGTAAATGCAATAATGTATAACTACATCGCAACGAACGAAGGAGACACGATGAAGAGTTACCAGAACAGCGTCACAGAGTGGCGTGAGTATTTTCAGGCCTTAGAGGGTAGAGGACTTGGCAACGAAACCGTAGCCTGTGCCGTCTGGACTAAGGACTTTGTAGAAGAAGCTATTAGTACTCACGGCTACCGCCTAGAGATGTCTCAGGACGAGTGGGAGCGCTTTGCCCGCAAGACTGAAGAGTACTGGGATGCCTTTGACGAGGAAGACGTTGTCGCTCTTGTTCTGGGGTTCGGCCTAGCACTTGAGAAGGAGGCATAGAATGGCACGGGTAGTGTGCCCCAACCACCAAGGGAGTTTCGACTGCACACCCTTCTGCAATGTATGCGAAGGCAATCAAGACTATTCAGCGAAAGGTAGCAAATAATGCCAAAAGGAAAGTTCAAGCGCAAGAGAGCACCAAAGCCACTCCAGAAAGTATTGAGCTACTTTGCTGCTGATGGGAGCTACGGCAACGCCGAAGGCTATGTGCTGATGGAGACCACCTACTGGAACGAAGTGGACTGGGACATTATTGAAGATACGCCTGACATCTTCAGACCGATAGTCGCACGGCTCATTACAGAGTCGTACGAGCCAGAGGCAGACGAAGCTGGGCTACGAGCCGCCTTTGACCGATACGGCGTTGACCTAAGCAAGTACGAAGAGTTCTAAGGGTAAAAATAAGTTTGATGGGTGTCGTTCCCCGTCAAAAACCGACCTGGGTATGTCGCGATAAAACTGCCCACTTAGTGCTTTTGCGTAGATTTGCACGGCGCTCGCAGTTAGGAGCAACTTCAAAAGAACTTTTGGATGTGGCTTGACATTGCAGGAAAGTGATGCGATACTTTTGTTCTGCCCTTAGGGGTAAAAATAAAGACAAAGACAAAAAGAAAGAAGACACCCATGGCTACAGAAGAGAAAGATGTCCAAGGCGTTGCTGTTTACGCCGAGTGGACTAAACCTGAATCCTTGATGCAAGTCATCTTTACACCTGATGGCTACACAACGGAGAACATGGTTGTGCGCGCTTCTATGTATCGTCGGATTACGACCTTAGAGAACCCAAAGAAGCAGTGGAACGCCACCTTCTTGGAGAGCGTCACACAGCCAATTTTAGAGTGGGAGCCCAACTCATCGGAAAACCTTCCTAACAAACACGTACAGGCTCACGGTGAGGCCCGCCTTGAGAAGGTCACTGTGTGGTTCAACACAATGCTGCTAAGCGGGTGGGAGATGGTGAAGAGTCCCTTGCTGATTGAAATCTCCAAGAAAGACATGGACGACATTTTTGTTGAAAAAACACCGAGCAAATTCATGTACCGAGTGGATTTGGCGCGAAAGGCTTTGGGATTTCCCGAACCACTGAAGGCTGAGGGGTAAAAATTATGGAAGATTCAATGCGGAAGAGGTACCAGGCCATTGGCGAAGGGTACTGGGAGATGGTCGAGAATGTTGTTGCGCAGGGCGTGAACCCAGACGCGGGCATACTGCTTAGCAGTCTTGTGACACCGCAGGGTAGGTATGTGTCCCGTGCGTCAGGTTCCGAGCGAGCCCCGTATAAAAGCAAGAAGATGGTAGGCGCAAATAACATGGGAGGCGAGAACGAGTACGTCCGCCCAAATGGCGACATCTACTATGCCCGCCCCTGGGGCGCTCACACTGACGTAACAGTTTTGCGCCAGGCACGCGGCCAAACTACGAAGGCTTTCACTGGACAAGGGGGCTCAGCTATGTTTGCTTTGCTTTACGGAGCCCCTGGATGTGGAAAGACAGCTTTGATTGAAGCAGCCTTCCCCGATACCTTCACTTTGATGGGAACGGGCGACACGGAGGTTGCTGACCTGGTTGGCGGCTATGTTCAGACACCAAGCGGCGGCTTTGAGTGGATTGACGGCGACCTGGTTCGAGCGGCAGAGACTGGCGGCGTCTATTTCATCGACGAGGTTGGCTTGATTGACCCCAAAGTGCTGTCCATTGTCTACGGGCTGATGGATGGGCGTCGAGAACTTGTTGTCACGGCAAATCCAGAGCGCGGGAAGGTGAAAGCACACGAAGACTTCTACGTGGTTGCGGCGACCAACCCAAATGCCCCTGGAGTGCGGCTAAGCGAGGCGTTACTCTCCAGGTTCACAGTGCAAGCAGAGATGACTACGGACTGGAGCAGGGCCCGCTTGATGGGAGTCCCCACAGGATTGGTTACTGGAGCGCAGAACCTTTCTAAGCGTATGTTGAGCGGAGAAACGTCCTGGGCCCCTCAGATGCGTGAACTACTTGCCTTCAAGAGCACGGAAGAGCTTTTTGGGACAGAGTGGGCGATTTCAAACTTACTTGCCGCCACTCCAGAGATGGACAGGCCAGTAGTCGCAGATGTCTTGGGGAAAGTATTTCCTCAAGAAGTAAAGCCAGCAAAAATCTAGCTGGAACGGGAGGAGAGGGTGCATGGGTGTCCTCTCTTCTCTCGCCTAAGGTTGACACCCAGTGGTTTCTATAATAAGTTCAAATTGCCCGCTGGACACGGGGTAAAAAATTGGAAGGACAACAGATGGCACACATCGACTATTCATCAAATGGATTGGGTAAGCCCTCTCCAGAGTGGTTCGCAGTAGGACGCAGCATTGGCGAGCTTGCTAACACATGGGCTGACCGCCACGACATCGTTGCGCACATTGGCCCAGAGGTCTCAGGCGGAGCCCCAGCAGCCTTCAACCCCAAGCTTGCTGAGATTCAGGTATCCACCAATCAAGTATTTGCTGGTGTGAAGCCAAGCCTTATAGGCGACTTCAACATGCGGGCTACGCAGTATGAGTTCGCCAAGGCAACAGGCGCAGTAATACACGAAGCCTTTCATGCACGATTCTCGCACTGGAGTATGGAAGAAGCGCGGAAGGCCCTGAAGCCTGACGAATTCAAATCCATGATGTTGCTGGAGGAAGGACGGATTGAGGCACAGGGAATCATCGTGCGGCCAGAGGGTAAAAATTTCTTACGAGCCTGTGCGATGGACCTGGTGATTGCTGATTCGCAGGAAGCCTTTGCCGCGCAGCCCAACACATACTCCGCAGCTACATTGGTTGCTTTACTTCATGCACGCATTGACGCAGGCATCTTGCAGGAGAAAGAAGCGACTGAGCTGATAAAACTGGTTGATACCTATCTTCAGCCACGCATCGTTGAGAAGCTCAGGGATGTGGCACGCAGGTTCCAGGCTCACGCACAGCACAGCAATGCCGAGGCTCTCTACCCACTAGCACGGGAGTGGGCGAAGCTGGTTCGTGAGGCCGCGAAAGAGAACAATGACCCGAGCCCCGAGGAAGCGGCAGAGAACCCACAGCCCGCGAGCGCCGAGTTCCAGAATGCGATGCAGGATGCGATGGAGGATTTGAGGTCTTCGGTAATTATTTCGACTACTGATGACTTGACAGACCAGGAGACTAAAGAGGATTGGCGAGAACAGGTCGAAATAAAGCAGAGAAAGTCTGAAGAGAAGCAGCTAAACGAAGAAGCAGCAAAGGAAGTATTCACCAAGGGCTCTCACGGGGGTAAAAAAACTACTAGGTCACGCCTGGAGAGCACGCGGCCCCCACTTGCTGAAGAACGCCGAGCAGCTGTTGTTGTTGCGAGGATGCTGGAGCAGGCTAAGTACCGCGACAGGTCCCAGGTTGAGATTAGCTCTAACACGCCGCCTGGGCGCTTGCGGACAAGGGCCCTGGTTCAGCGCAATGCCATGAGGGCACGCGGGGTGCATCAAGAGGTTGAGCCCTGGAAGAAGACTGTTCGCAGGCAGACTGACGACCCCAACCTGACTGTTGGAGTGATGGTGGACATCTCTGGGTCAATGCACTACGCGATGAAGCCTATGGCGGTTACAGCGTATGTGCTTAGCGAGGCAGTTAGACGAGTCCACGGGCGAACAGCGATTGTTTACTACGGAGATTCAGTCTTTCCGACATTGAAGCCAGGTGAGTATCTCAGTGAGGTAAAAATTTATGGTGCCCACGACTCAACTGAAGAATTCGATACAGCGTTCAGGGCTCTTGATGGTGCATTGAACCTGTTGAGGGGAGATGGCGCACGATTGCTGGTAGTTGTTTCCGATGGCCACTATCGCTCAGACCAACGCAAACACGCAAGAGAGTGGATAAAACGTTGCGGCGAGTCAGGTGTGGCCGTCCTGTGGTTGCCATTCGATGGTGGATACACTGTGAAGGGCCTAGTTAGAAGTCAGAACATTACTATTCTTGAGGGAGAGCTAGACCCGACAACAGCAGCGTCTGAGATTGGACGAGCCGCATCAGCAGCACTTACAAACGTAGGTAGGCGGAACACCGCCTAACCTTCCATAGACCTCTTGGTTGAGCGTATCGTCCTTCCCAGCCGTGTCCAACCGCAAACCCAAGAGACAGGACGCCCCCGTAGATTTTTTTGCGGGGGCTTTCCCTTTCTCCGACACGCTAAAAATTAGTTTGCAAATTCGCTTGCTTTTTATGCAGGTAAATGTAATACTACTTTCTAGAACGACAAAGGAGACAGAGATGACAAAACAACTTATCTGGATTCACTGCTGGACTTGCGGAGAGCAATTCTCTTGCGAGGAACGAGAGTACACGCACGGAAAAGTATGCGGAAAATGCTAAACGACAACAGACAAACACTAATGAAAGAGGAAAACTAATGAGTAAGAACGTACAGAATTTGAAAGATTTGCGTGAGCTAAAGGGCTGGGTCATAGGAAAAGCGGAACTTGCTGCCAGGCTCTCAGAACAGTTCAGGCACAACCCGTTGGAAGTAAAGTATGCGCACGGTTCATTGGGCGCGTACCACGATGTCCGAGTTGAGTTAGACAAACTTATTGACGCTTTAGAGAAAAAAGACTGATGGCTACCCTAGATGCAGACGAAATAATCGAAGCTTGGCACAGCAAGACCGATGCGGAGAAGTTCGAAATCATTGGGGTAAAAAATCTAGATACTTGGATTGAGACCATCATAAGAAGAAGCGCTACCCCGCAACCCGTGAAAGCGCAGGACGTGATTGACAAGCTCTACAAAGACGAAAAGTTGTTGTGGTCTGTCTAGCGTTATAAATTTGTTATAAAAACTTTCAGAATGGGCTTGACAAGTGCAGGTAGGTGCTATAAAGTAATACTAGTTGAAGAGATAGCCTCCTCAACACCCAGCGAGATAGCCTCTCTGGGTAAATGACATAAAGAAAGAGTGATTGTTATGACAACCACCCAAGTAATCAACAAGGTAGTTCAGGAAATCATCACCGAGCAGGTTTCGGTGGAGTTTGAAGGAGAATCTCGCATTCTTCTCAACGACTACCTTGCAACTCGTAGGGCAGTAACCGACTTGGAGAAGACCAAGAAGGCACTAGAAGAGCAGGTCAAGGCATTGATTGGCAACGCTGAGGTTGTTACCGTTGATGGCATCGTGCGGATTGAAGTTAGTAGCCGTAGCCGTGCAGGGACTGACCGCAAACTACTGGAGAAGTTGTTCCCAGAAGCGTTCACAGCCACACAGACTGTGACTGACTACACGGTACTAATGCCGAAGTAGTCTTCCCCCAAAGCGAAGCCCCTCCCCCTCCCCTTCGGGAGGGGTTTCGTGTTTCTGGCTCAGGGTAAAAAGTTATTCGAATGTACTTGCGAAGACAGCAGGAAGGTGCTACCATGAAGTATTCAACAGAGGGAGGACACAATGGACAAGTTTGAACTGGATAGTCAAGAAGTAGAGATGTTAGCGGAAGCCATGTCTATCTACGTAACCCTTAGCAACTTGGAGGTGTCACGCCACAAGATGTACAAGGATGAGAGCATGGACAGGATGTTCCAGAAGATGGACAAGTACGCAGCAGCAGGAGTACTCTGGACAAAGCTGATGAAGGCGCAGGGCATCACACAAGAGCGCATTTCGGAACAACTGGGAAGAGACTAGACCTGATGACAAAATTGGTGGTGGGCTCAACTCTCCTGGGAGTTGGGCTTTCTATTCAGCCAATGAGTTTGATGACATTCACCTTGCTGGTGATGGCATCTTTTTTCATAGCGACAACGCGACAACTAGAAGGGTAAAAAATGGACACAGTAGACAAGGTAGCTTTGACCCGAACAGTGGTCTTCGTGGGGGATTACTTCACGCTGATGACAACAGTTCAGCTCGATGAAGTGCTACGGCAAGAAGCTGAGAAAGATGACGACTTCGCAATTAGGATTGCTGCCGTCTGGATGGGCGAGCATTACGGGTGGGATGTCCTCGAAGCTGCCAATGATGTTGGGATTGTAGACGAATAGCAGCCAGCTGAAGAAGAAAGGCCTCCTTGCTGGGGGCCTTTTTCTTTTCCTGGCGGCAATACAGGGGTAAAAATTTAGGTATCCTTGAGGTGCCGCAAGTTGCTGGAGTTCGCCTCGCTGCTTGCGATGAGGGGTTCTACCTTTCCCCGCACATCTCCTCCCTCTCTCTCGGGGGGAGAAGTGTGTGGTCTGCCAATCAAAGGTCGGCGCTCGCAGTAAACTAATTGCATGTTAGAGCCAGTCATCTTAGCCATTGACACCCATTCAAACGGGACAGCGTCCCCATTTACAGCAAGCATCATTGATGACCCCAATGACGGGGAAACCAAACTTGTTGTGATGTTCGAGCAAGAGGGCCACATCGCGGTTCTATCTCTTGACAGGCTCATTGAAGAGGAAGACATTTCGCACAAGAGCCATTTCAACAGCGCAGACAAGCTAGAAGAAGTTTTGCGCAGTCTGATTGCGTTACGCACTAAGTAATCCTTTTTGCCAACCTTCTTGCATTATGCAGGAAGGTGTGCTAGTCTTGCATTATTCAAAGGACAAAAGGACAAATAATGGACCTCTTCGAAGCAATCGAGCACAAGCTCTCTATTAGGCTTACCCGACGCGGTAGGTTATTTATTGGGTGGACCTTACTCGCAATGTTTATTGCCCTATGGGCCGTTGCGACCGAACTAGGCACCCCTGAAGCGTGCAAAGTCCCTTTCGAAGAGATGAGCCTTTGGTGTAAAGACTTTATTACTCAATAAAGACAATAGAAAGAGGAAAAGACAGAATGAAAAGCGAAAAAATCGCAGAAGAAGCCGCCAAGTTGTATGAAGAGGGCCTAGCCCTTGAAGCAGTGGCGAAACAACTGGGAGTTGCATACAGAACAGCACGGAAGGCAATCTTTGCCCAAGGTGTTGTGTTGCGTGACCCCCACGCCCGTCTAGTGGGACGAACTCGTCCAGACAAGAAGAGGAGCTGATGAAGCTACAAAACGTAGTGTGGACATCGGTTATCTCCGCTGTTGCAGCTGTTGGCATCTTGGTGTCAGCCATTTTAGGTAACGAACTCTGGGTTCTAGCAGCAGGGTTCATAGGAATTATTAGCGCGGTGCTTTCCGCGAGAGAACAGAGGTAAAAATGTGGTTATTTAGTGAAACAGGGTTCGTCAGCGTAGTGCAGGACCCGCAAGATAAAAACAAGATGGTTGTGCGAGGTCGAGACATGGAATCGCTGAAGCCACTCGTTGAGAGGTACGACGCAAAAATAGTCCAACTAAAGAACAGGGACTACCCGCACCGTGTTTTCTTGACTCGGGAACAGTTTGTTGATTGGTTAGTGGAGCTGGGCGAGACCCTGAAGTACACAAACTATAAAACTAGAGCTGGCCAAGCACGAGGACACGACTTTACGCGTCCGCTGCATACAGTGTGGAGCACCATGCTGGAGCTTGAGGACTTAGGTAAGCCCAAGAATAAGCAGACGTACCGTCGAGGAGTCAATGCGTATGACTGGAACGACGAGAACGTAATGTACTACGGACGTTCGTAGAGAGGAACTCTATGAGTATCAATCGAAAAACGGCAGAAATAACCGTGTTCGGAATAACTTTGGCACTAATCAGCGTGTCAGCGATAGCAAGCGCAAAGTTTGGGTCATCAGCAAGTCAAATTGCTGCGGAATCAAGCATTGAAGTGCAGGAATCAGAGCGGGTTGTGCCGCAAAGGTCCCAAAGTTATGAAGAAGACGCCGCTGCAACAGAGGAAGTGGGGGTAAAAATTCCACTAGCTGCCGCTGCAGAAGTTGCTGAAGTTGCTGACTTTCCGAAGCATTTTTATGAAGAAGAGTTGATTGAAGTGCTAAGGAGTGTTGGTTTCGAAGAAAGCACCCTGCGTAAGGCTTGGGCCGTGGCAATGAAGGAGAGCACAGGCAATCCTTTAGCCCACAATGGCAACAGCAGTACGGGAGACAACAGCTACGGGCTATTCCAAATCAACATGATAGGAAAGCTTGGAGTTGCACGCATGGAGAAGTACGGGTTGTCTTCTTATGAAGACTTGTTTGACCCGTATGTCAATGCACGCATCGCCTTTGAGATGAGCAGACAGGGGACCAATTGGGGCCCATGGGGCATTGGCCCTGATGCTTATAATGGAGGTACAACAGGTTCGTATCACACATGGTACAAAGAATACCCAGGAGGTAAGTAATGGCAGATAAATTCAAAGCTAACGCCAGAGATGGTGACGGCGACGGGCTGGTACAAGACGGCACAAAGTTCGAACGCAAAGTAGGCGAAAAGCCTGAAGGTTTCAAAGTTGGCGCGGTTGATGGTGACGGCGACGGGCTGGTTCAGGATGGAACAGACTTTGAGCGCGCAGTTGAGCCAGAAGTGGTCGTTGCGTCAGCAGCAGCAGTAGAAGAAGAACCAGAAGTGGTTGTTGAAGTTGCCAAGGAGAAGAAGGTTGAAGCCCCAACCCCTGCGGCAGCAGCACCAAAGGGTAAAAAACCCGAGCCAAAGACTGTTCCGACAGTCCTGGGCTCTGAAATCAGTGTTTCACGCACCAAGTTGGTGTTTGAGAGCATGTACGAGCACAACTCGCGTTCAGTTGGCGTAACTCAGGTTAGGTTGATGGAGCTTGGTTACGTAAGCGCGGGTTCAGACAACCGCGGGTACTTGAGCAAGGGCACTCTTGCAGCTATCAAGGAATTTGCTGCAGACCACGGTTTTGAATCAAATAACCTTACGAACGAGAAGCTGGTTCAGGCTATTTTTGCTGGTACCCCAGTAACAGTAAGTATCTAAGCCCCCAAATCAACGCCCAGTATCTCTCTTATCATAGAGAGTGCTGGGCGTTGCTGCGTCTGGCGTAGATGCAATAGGAGAGGAAAGACCATGTCAAAAAGAGCACGAAAAGTTGCAACAATAGTTGGCCGCATGGTTGCTGTGTTCCTGGCAACGGGACTGAGTGTGGTTGCAGCGGGTACGATTGTGGGCGTTGAGCTCTGGCAATCGTTCTTGATGGCGGGGATTGGCGGAGTAGCTACAGTAGTTGAGGGGCTATCACGGGCGTATCTCAAGGACGGGAAACTATCACTTGCTGAAATAAACGAAGTGTTTGGCGAAGCTGGGTCGAAAGCTAGCAACCCCGACGACTAAATTCGTAGTAGCAGCGCCGTTTGTTTGAGGAACGAGAAGGCCCCCCAGGAATTTTTACCCTAGGGGGCTTTCTCTATTTTGCTGGTTTCTAGTCTGCGGGGTAGAACCCGTGCTTTTCAAAGTGAGCTTTGCGAGTCTGCTTTTTGATTCTGCGCTCTGCTACTTGGTCTATTTTTTCGGCCACCATGTCCCAGAAGGGGGTGGGAAATTCTACATAGTCTCGGTCATTCTTGACTAGCTTCCCGCGGATTCCTCTGGTAACACGTTTTGCGGTTCCTACTATTGCGCTATCTGGTAGTCCGTACATTGTGTCCCTCTCTGTCTATGTCTCTATTATGACATACCTTCCTGCACTTTGTCAAGTACCTGGGCAAAGAAAAACCCCCCAATTTCTCGGGGGGCTTCGCGGTGTTCATTTGGCTATCTCCTTAGTCGGTTGTTTGTTTTTCTCTGATTGTGATACTCCTTAGAGTGCCTAGTCCTGGTGTAGTGGTGTTCGCGCAAACTTCCCACTTGAACCTATAATCAGGACTTGCGCTGTCGTTATACTCAATAATCCGCTTTAGGTTTCGCTTCATCATTTTGAGGGCATTGCTTACTATTCTCTCGGCTTCCCCTGTGTTGCCAAGTGCGGGATAAAACTCCGCCTTAGCGTGCCATTGTCGAAATCCATCAGCCCAGATTGTTACTTCATAATTTTTAGACTTGGTCATTGTGTCCCCCTTAGAGAGTTATGTAGGTGTCGGTGAATGATACGAATAAGTCCCAAGCCCAGCCGATTACAACGCGGTGGCTCTCTGTCACTATGAACCAGACTCCCAAGATGGCAAGTGTGACTAGCGATAAAAACTGACGGGTTTCTGTTTTGATAGTGTGTCCCTTCGTTGTTATAAGTACATTCTCTCAGACCTTCCTGCACTTTGTCAAGTAAGTCAGGAAAGTTTTTATCACAGTTAGGTAACAAAAAAACCCCCGCTTTTTACGGCGGGGGCTTTCGGTTGTTGTTGGTTGGTTTAGTAAAGTTGGTAATTCTGAATTTCTCCCTTTGCAAAAGCTTCAGAGTAAAAGGCACTTACGGCTTCGTGGTGCTGAGGGTCAAAGTGGTAGGTGGTGGTGACTCCATCTTTTAGGATTATTGCAGTCATTTTGTTTCCCTTCGTCGTTGTGTAGTTACAGTATGGCAGACCTTCCTGTACTTTGTCAAATCTTTCTGACATTTCTTTGTAACGGTTAGGTAACAGAAAAACCCCGCCATTTCTGACGGGGTCTTCAGCGCGGTGACTATTCGAGCATCCTCATAATCTTGAAAACGGCGCTTGCAGTAAGGGGCAAGGTTTCGCCTTCCTCCCCTGTGCCACCCGTTATTACGACGTTACCCACGATGTAGTCTGTGCCTGCGCCATAGGTTGCATCCCATAGAACTTGCCCGACGTCATTGTGCGGTAACCCCTCTAGCTTGCCTTCCTCATTTAGCCACATAGTTAGGTCATCCCCTAGGTCTACAGCTTGCACATAGCCCCCCACCGCGGTTTGAAGCGCGGCCAGGTCCATGGTCTCCATCTTTGAGATGTTGCCTTCTGTTGAGACGGTCATTGCTTTCATTTTGTTTTTCCCTTCGTTCGTGTTAGTTGGTGTTAGTTGGTGTAAGCAAGTTGTCCAAAAGCGAGCACTGCCTTCTGGTTGCGGCCTAGCTCTTCGTTGTCGGCCCAGATAGTGAAGTCTCCCATTGTCCCAGTGCGGTAAGTACTAGCGAACAATTCGCGCAACTGCGCAACGCTAGTGGTGTGGAAGTTGAAGTCGATTCCGTTTGCCATGATGCGGATTGAATAAGTAGTCATTTTGTTTTCCCCTTCGTTGTGCCCCTTGCGGTGGCTTGTAGTTATTATATTAGTACACCTTCCTGACATATGTCAAGCTCATTTGGAAAAAAAGTTTTTTTATTTTTTTCATTCGTATTAGTAGGTGTAGAAAAATTTCAATGTGCCCAGACCTAAAGGCGACCAGAGGGCACTAGGCCCCAGGGGGGCAGAGCGTCTGAGTCTTGTATAGATGTGTGAGCATTTGCTAGGCATCCCCAAAACCAATCCCTAGCCCCAGCCCCAGAGGGGGCCAGAGGGGGGACGTGTGTCATTGCCTAGCTTGGCATTCATAGGTGTAATTTTTTAGCTAGACAGAATGTCTAGATAAATTCATCAGGCCAACCCAGATAGCAAAGCTATTTGAATGTGAGATGTTTCTAGCTTGACTAGATGACTTTGAAAAAAGCTTTGTAAATAATTCTTGTCTAGTCAGGGGAAAATAGAAAAGCAGCTTTGGAAAAAGTTCTTGAAAAAAATAATAGACAGCAAATAAATATCCAGACCTTCAGAAAAAAACCAGTAAGTCTCTCGGAACGTGCTGAAGATTTTAGGAAACGTTTCAAAAAAAGTTCAAATATAATGACTGCCCACTCACAGGCCAAATCCAAAAAAACTTAACGTTCATACTTTCGACTCTGCCGTTCAGGATTCTTTGGACTCTCGCCCCTGTACGCTTTCTCAGAACCCTGTACCATAGAACAATGAGCTCAAAGACATTGCTTCCTCAGGACGAAGTGAACTTCATCAGTTCCCTTTCCCGCCCTGTTGCTGAGTCACGTCTTAGGGCTCTCTGGGAGGCTGGATGGTCTTTATCTATTCTTGGCGAGTCGCTTGACCCCAAACGACCCAAGACTACAATCCACTTCTGGGTAAAAAAAGCGGAAGCAACAAAGCAGTTCCGCGAAATACCCACACCGCCACCTCGCAGTCTCACCACCGCAACTCCCACTAAAAAAGCACCCCGACTGCGCTCAGTCTCCCCCAACGTTCCGCCAGACATGAAACCGCGCCTCAAGGAGCTGGCCAAGCTTGCAAAGCGCTATCGCGCCCGCACAACTTCGGACTCTCCGTTCTCCCAAGCAAACCGAGACCTCACCGCAATGGCTGTGGCTCTCAGAAGCATGGGCGTCCCCACAGCAAAGATTGCCACAGCCGCTGGGGTTTCGTACCGCGCTATGGCCAGAAGACTGAGCAAGTGAGAACTTACAAGACACAGAGTGGCAGCTATACAGAAGATGAATTAGCTGTGGTTGTATGGATGAACCCTAAAAACAAGGAATCCAACCAGTCCCGCTTTCTTGAGACTATGACATCTGAGAACTCGCTCTTTCCCATGGCATTTCCGCTAAAGAGTCTTACGAGTTCTCGCGACTGGCAGAACGCCACTCTTGTTAACAAGAAGGACGATGTTTTTGGAGCTATACGCACCACTGAGCGGTCCCGACCACTAATCATCCCCATTCCCGTAGCCCGAGCAGCTTTCGGCTGGGAAGACTTCTACATACCATCGGAGTACACAAGTTAATGGCTGCAGTTAAAACAATGGACGTTTTCCCCGCAATCATCAGGTTGGCTCCCCCAGGCTCCCTCTCCGACATCACTGAGCTCCCGATTATTGGAGACGCTCCGCAGGGGACTCGCCGCGTCGACACCGCCCGCGCTGTAGTTATCCAAGACGTCCTGATTATTGGGGTAGATTCCCCAGAGGGCACTCAAGTCGTTTTTCGCGAAAAAATTACCCAACTAGAGAAGATAGGCAAGACCTATCACGCCTTGACCGAGTCAGGAAAGATAGTTACAGTTGCCAAAGACAATAACTGTGGCTGTGGGACCCGCCTTCGTGGCTGGAACCCCTATGGCTCTTTCATAACTTCTAACCAGGACCCTACATGACACTATTAGAATTTGTCATCATTGCTCTAGCAGTGTTTCGTCTTACTCGTCTTATCACGACTGATACGATATTTGAGTCCCTAAGAAATCGTCTTTGGGCTAAGTTTCCTCCCCATAAGAGCAAACTTGGCTATCTTATAACCTGCGATTGGTGCACCTCTATTTGGGTCGCATCAATAGTCGTACCATCCGCTATGATTATTCCAGTACTTGTTTACGTCTACGCCGTATTCGCGGCTTCGGCGATAGCAGGTCTGTTGACCGCATACGAGCAAAAATAACTCGTGTTCCGCAACTGATTGACGAGGAGACCGCCCAATGGGTGTATTTAATAGAGAAGAGCCAACGCCAGAGGCTCCAAAGGCTAAAGCGACGCCTGTAAAGCCCGCTAAGAATAAAGCCACCTCCCGTTCAAATCAGAATGTTCGTAACGCCAGGACGCCTCAGCCGACAGGCTCACCCGTCTTCTTCAACAGCCCTCCTCCAGTTGCCTATAACGCCCCCCGCGCCCTGACGGCTGCAGCCTCGCAAGTAAAAATGAACGACAAGGGCGAGTTCGAGCAGTTTAAGGCTCGACGTTCCGCTTCCTCATCTGCATGGCAGGGCGAAGCATGGGAATACTACGACGCAATTGGCGAAATCAAATACGCTTTTAATCTTGTAGCATCCGTTGTCTCTCGTATCCGCATCTTCGCGGCTGCAATTGACGACCCAAGTCAGGCCCCCGTTTCCGCAAGCGAGTCTCGCTCAGTGGACCCAGCACTTGCTGCTGCTGCAGAACGCGCTCTTTTGCGACTTAACTCGGCGTACGGCGGACAGCCTGGACTTTTAAAAGACGCCGCTCTTAACCTTGCCGTCACTGGCGAATGCTACCTAGTTCAGATGCCAGCCCGTCAAGGAACTGGAGAGCCTGAATCTTGGGACATCCGCTCCGTTGACGAGGTAATAACTGACGCTCGCGGTAACTACACCGTTATCGGTCGTCGAGAGCAGAGCTCTGGGTCGGGAGGAGGAGGTCGCGAAGGAGTTGTCAACTTAGGCAAGAACGCTTTTGTTGGCCGTATCTGGCGCTCACACCCTCGTTATTCGGATGAGTCCGACTCAAGCTTGCGTGGGCTCCTTGACCTTTGTGCCGAACTCCTTCTACTGAACAGGACATTCCGTGCAACTGCTCGCTCTCGCCTTAACGCTGGCGCGCTTTATCTTCCTGACGGTCTATCTGTGGCTGCTCAGGGCGACCCTGACTATCCTTACGACTCTGAGGATGGAATCGGGACGGGATTTACTGCCGAGGAAGCAGAAGATGAGTTTGAAGAGCAGCTAATTGACGCTATGACCACGCCGATTCGTGACGAAGAGTCCGCATCTGCCGTGGTTCCTCTGATTATTCGTGGACCAGCCGAGCTTGGCGATGCTATCAAGCAGTTCAAGTTTGAGCGTTCGTTTGACCCAGCACTTGCTGAGCGTTCCGACCGCGTTCTGGAGCGCATCCTGCAGGGCCTTGACGTTCCTAAGGACGTTGTTACAGGCTTGGCTAACGTAAAGTACTCCAACGCTCTACAAATTGATGAAGCGTTGTACAAAGCGCACATCGAACCGTTGATGCTTTTGATTGTTGACGCCCTCACAGTTGTCTATTTGCGCCCATATTTGATTGCAAATGGCTACTCAGACATAGATGTTAGCCGTATTACTGTTTGGTATGACCCTTCAGCGGTCTCCACACGCAACGACAGGGCCTCAGATGCTGATGCAGGCTTCGACCGCGGGGCAGTGTCTTACGACGCCTGGCGGCGCGCACACGGCTTCTCAGACCAGGATGCTCCTACCCCTACTGAAGTTGCAGTACGTTTGCTTCAGGAAAAGGGCGCACTTACACCAGAACTTACCGAAGCAATGCTTGGGGCGATTTCTCCAGAGATTATGAATGCCGTTCGGTCGGCTCAGCAGGGGCAATCCGTTGCTCCTCTGCCTCCCGACGTTGAAGAGGTCTTGAAAAGAGCAGCTGCAGGAGAACCTGCACCTGTAACAGAGGAAGCCGCACCTGAAGGGGGCACTAACTAATGCATGGTATGAAAAAAGATGATGTACGCATGGAGCTTGTAAACAACCTCGCCTGCAACCTAGGAAACGCTGTTGTTTTTACATTTAAGGCTCAGGGGCATCACTGGAATGTCGAAGGCTCAGACTTCAGCGAGTTCCACAGATTCTTTGGAGAAATCTACGAAGAGGTTCAAGACTCGATTGACCCTATGGCAGAGAGCATCCGCAAGATGGATGTAAAAGCTCCGTTCACTTTGCACCAATTCTTAAAGATGTCGAATATCCAAGACCCTATGACAGAGTGCTCAACTGTTCGTGACATGGTTCAGGATTTGTATGACTCTAACCAGGTGTTTCTTGAGAACCTCAAAAGAGGCTACGAGCTTTCCGAGAAGGCCTGCGAATATGGCACTAGCGATTTCTACTCTGGGCGCATTGACGTTCACATGATGTGGCAGTGGCAGTTGCGCTCTCACCTAAAGGGCTTGGGCGGAGCTTACTAAGTATGGAATCCCGAGGAGAGCTGGGAGGGGGTCAGAGCCATGCGCCTACCCCTAAGCCAACCAGCTCAGTCAGAGTTTCGGATAAGAATGCTCTTATCCGTACTTTGTCGACCTTGGAGAATGAAGTTCACGAACTTCGCAAGAGCATCAGACAAGAGTATGCATCCGAAGAGCTTTCCAACAGCCCCTGCTGGGACGGCTACGTCCAAGTAGGCACCAAAAAAGGCAAAAACGGCAATCAAGTCCCCAACTGCGTCCCTGCTACTACTTCAGCTATCGCCGAAGCTGCAACGTTTGCCGCTGAGAACAGACCAGCTGCCCCCGAGGGCTTCCACTACATGCCAGACGGCGAACTGATGCCAGACTCGGCACATGAAGAGAATGCCCCAAGACCAGAAGCTCCCGAAGGTTATCACTACATGCCAGACGGAAATCTTATGTTGGACTCTGACCACGATGACGAAGCTGCAGCTAAAAAGAAGCGCACTGCTGCCCAGACTCCTGCTCCCAAAAAGGACCAAATAAAAGGCTCTTCAAAGAACAAAAAGGGCTCGGCTTCTGGCAGTAAGAAAATTACCTTTTCAAAGGCCGTAGAAAAAGCTCTTTCCAATAAGGTTGAGACCCACAACAAAAAAGCATCTAAGGGACGCCGCGCAACTCTTGGGATGCTAAAGGCTGTCTACCGCCGCGGAGCTGGGGCTTTCTCCACAAGCTTCCGACCTGGACAGAACCGAAACTCTTGGGCACTTGCTCGCGTTAACGCTTTCCTGCGTTTGCTTTCCTCAGGCAAGCCCTCTAAGGCTGCTTATGTGCAGGACAACGACCTACTTCCCGCTTCCCACCCAAGGTCCACAAAGAAGGACTCGTCTATTGAGTCCTTGACCGCAGACGCTCAGCTGCACTCCGAGTTAGAGCTTTCAGCTGCATCTGAGTACGCAGAGGCAGAACTCGAAATCGAGCTGCCCGCAGAAAACACTTTTGCCAGTGCCGAAGAAGCAATTCTTGCTTTGACCGAGTTTTCAGATTTTGGCTACGAAGCAGAGCCTGCTATTAGAGCAAGCTGGCTTCGCGGTCTACGAAATGGAGAAGACCCCTACACAAGGGCAAAGCTTCTCGCAATCCTTGCACACGATAGTCTAGATGCTGACTTGCTCCCACGAGAGGGCTTTGATGAGTAGCAACCACCCAACCAAACCAGCAACACACGTACTGTCTGTTGCAGAGCAGGACGCGAACATTATTCGCGACGCTATTGACTCTCTTGCAGACCTTAATGGCGCGCATCGTGGTACACGTCGAATCACGTCTGGAATGGCCAAAAAAGTCGCCACACGTTCTCTCATCAAGAGCGCAGACGAGAGCTACTCTGTCCGTCGCCACCGCGCTTTTTCTGAGCTCTCGGAGTTTGCTGCTCTAGTTCAGCAGGACAAAGTAATCACTGCCGCCGCACATACCGACTTACTCTCCCTTGCACACCCACGCTCCACTCGCAAGACTTCGATGGATTGGAAAGAGCTTCGCAAGGCTCAAGCGCGTTGGTTCGCCGACGACTCTCGCGTAACAGACCCTTTGGTTGGTCCGCTTCTTGCGTCCGCCTTTGCCTCTGAGCCAGGGAGTCCTGCTCAGCAGTACGCTGTTGCTCGTCTAAATGCTATGGGCCCAGGTAAGGTCCCTTTGATTGCCCTAGTTGCGGCATTCAAAATGGGCGGTAACAAAGGCTTCTGGCGCTTCCAGCTTCGAGACAGCGAAGGTAAATTCTCCAACATGGGCGGAGGCCTTCGTAGGCTAGTGCGTCGCATAGGTGGAGGCGTTTCGTGGCTTGCTGGTCGTATCGTTTCGACGAACCCCAGCAATAAAACTTTTATCCAAGAGCTCCCAGATGGCAGGCTCATTAGGACACCAGCCTCTGCTGGTAAGTCCGTTAAGGCTATTCTCCCTAGTCAACAGGATGCCCAGGGATTTAGCAAGACTCCCGCCAAATCTTCAGCTGACAGTGATGTGATTGATGAAGCAGACCTAGAATTTGTAGACTCCCCCGACGGTTACGCAAAAGACCCTTCTTTCAAGCCTACGCAGGATGACCTTGACTACTACGGCCCAAATATTGACCTTGGAACTAGGTTCGTCGACGATAACGATAATTACGAAATTGTAAAGTTCGACAACGGAAATAACGTTGCGGCAATGCATAAATTCGAAGCCCAGCAGCAAAAAGAGGCTGAAGGCAACAATGTCGTTGCTTTAGGTATGGGCGAAAACGGAGAGCTCGACCCAACTCTGCCTGTTTACTTTGTCCGTCGTAAAGATGGCAAGGAAAAGGAATTTGCCACTGTTCAGTCTTGGGGAGATGTTCAAAGCTTTATCTCTAAGGACGAAGACCTCTACGAAGCAGGCGACCCAGCTGACCCACAGCGCCCCGAAAGGGCAGCGGGACTGCTTGACCCAGAACTTCAGATTGGCGATAAAGTTGACATCGCCGATTTCGACGGTCAAGAGATTCCTGGAGACGCTAACGCTTCTAAGGTAAAACAGACCGCTTATCGGAGAAAATTAAAAAAGTTTAAAGAAGAGGGCGGCGAATTCCCTCTAGACCCAACCCGCGACCACTTTATGATGGACGACGGAACTGTTATTGATTCCGAGACGGGACGCGTTCTTCGTGACTCTCTTGGAAATGCCAACCCTGACGCTTGGCTGGATGACTTTGACGAGCAGGGCACTCAAAATCAAGAAGAGTCTCCCGCAGACGAGACCGAGGCTTCACCAGAAACAGGGACCACTCCCGAAAACTTTTACTCATGGAACACAGACGCCCCTTACGAGCCACAGGGTGCTGTTGATAATCAAATCTCAGAAGACTACACAGACGACCCTTCACAGCTTTCCGAAGAGTATTCGACCAAAGACTTAGCCACGGCCCTCAACGAGGGTGTTGCTGGCACTGAGGAGCAGTCTGGCACTGGTTTTGGGTATCTGCCTTTCTCCGATGGGACCGAGCCCGTTCCCGTTGAAGCTATCTATGAAGCGCTCAACGAAAAAGGCGAAGATGCTAAAGCCATTCTTGACGATATCTATAAGGGCGGTACTGGCGACTTAGGTACCAAAGTTCCTAAGGCAACTGAAGAATCCTTGGGCGAAGAGATTCCTGATGCAGCTAAGGCCACACCCTCTAACAAAACCCTTCCTCCGATTATTGAGGGGATGACCGAGGACGAGCAGAAGGCGTTCCTAGATTCGGGTGACTATAAGTCATATCTCCCAAAGAATAAGGTTTACGAAGAATCTGAGGTTCCAGAGGGCTATTCCTCAATCGACGATGCGCCTTTTAATGAAATTGAAGGCGATACTCCGCAAGATGCGCCTGAAGGCTTTTCTGTCAACCCAGTTGACATTGCCAATGACTATAAAAACGATGAGCTTGTTACGGAGCTTCGTCGTGCCCTAGAGCCAGGAACCGCAACCCCAGGCTATGGAATCTTGGGTATGGACACTCCCGAGGGAGAGCAGTACCTAGCAAACGTCCCAGCTGAAGCAATTCGTGACGCTCTGCAGTTGCAGGGCGTGGACACTGACGAATTAATAGACAATATCTACCAAGAAGGCCTTAAAGGGCAGAGCTCCGACGAGCCGACTCCCGAAGAGGTTCAGGATGCTCTTGAAGGAGAAAATGTCCAAGAAGACGAATCCCTCGAAGATGCCCCCGAGGTCCAAGAACCTACAGCCGAAGCCCCGCAACCGCCTACAGAGGACTCGCAAGACCAAGCAGCAGACACCGCTGATGATGGTGGAGCAGGAACAGCTACCCCAGGAATCTTTACAGGAGAACCAGACGGACCAGCCCTCCTAAGCGCCAGCGCCGAGAACCTCAAAGCAGGAGACATTACGTTCTCTGACAACTTTGTAATTGAGAATGTATTCTCCGACGCCGACTCCGAGGCACAGAAGCCAGGAAGCGTTTGGATTGAGGGATACTACCCTGGGCACCAGACTCAGAAGACCAAGCTCTGGAACAAGAATGTTCAGATTAAAGTTTACCGTAATGTAGAGGTCCCCGCAAAGGGGGACCTCCCAACTCTATCTAAGCCAAAGCCAAAAGAATTTGACCCCGAAGGCAAGATTTTTAACGACACAAACTTAGGGGCCTTTGTTCCTAAGGACGCAGAAGCGCGTAGTAAATTTCTTGATGCCCTAGACGAGTACAACAAAAACCTTGCGCAAGCTCAGGGGCTATGGACTGCACCTGACACCGAGACTCTTGCTGTGTGGCAGACCGAAGAAGTTGCTTCACCCTTTAGCCCAGCGAACCCCGTTGGTGTAACCACGGTTAAGGCTACAGAAGTTAAAGCTGGAGACGTCACTTTCAAAAAAGAGTGGGGTTCTGATTTTTACGAGTACTTCATTATTGAAGGCGTAGAAGAGGTAGACGGAAAGGCCGTTGTTCAGGGGTACTACCCAGGGCACGTCTCTCAGACAAAAGAGTGGAACGCTACAACTGAAATTACGGTTATGCGTGGTGCTTCTGATTTGCCAGCCCCTGGAAACGCTCCAGCTCTTGAGCGTCCTAAAAAAGATGACCCAGACTTAGTAGAAAAGAAAGCGGCGTTCAAAGCTGCAAAGAAACTCTCCGCAGAGGGCTTTACTCCTCCAATTGACCCAGACTCCGTTTCAACTGCTCAAACAGGCGACACTGACAAGCCTAAGAAAAAAACTCCCTCTAAGCCAAAGGCTCCTGCCTCTCCAGCATTCTCTGGGGAAAAGCTTAAGCAGATTGAAGTTGAAGCAGCTGGCGACCCTATAAAGTTCCTAGAGCTCCTTGAAAAAGAAGAGATAATCTATCTTGACTTTGAGACCGCAGCCGATGGCGCATTTGACAGCCAAACACCTATTCAAGTTGCATGGACCAAAATTGACGATGGTCTGGCAACCGCTGCTGGTGCTTACTGGATGAATCCAGAAGTACCACTTGGAGATTTCTATAAAAAAGCTGACCCAGACAAAACACTAAAAGACCCCTCTGGTAATCCAGTCTCAGATGAGTTCTTGGCAAAGCAGCCTTCTCTAGAAGAGCAGATGACAAAGCTTCTTGAAAAGATTGGCCCTGACACAATTGTTCTAGCGCATAACTTGCCGTTTGATGGTGGCATTATGAAGCGCTTCGCTCAAAAGTTTGGCCTCAACTACAGCCCAAGCGGAGAGGTAGACACTCTATCGCTAGCCCGCCTTGTTATTAACGGAGGAAACGGTGCTCACACTCTTCAGAGTGTTGCAAACCGCTACGGAATTGTTCCTGATGGTGACTGGCACGATGCAGTAACTGATAGCGATGTTCTCCCTTCGATTCTGAAGAACCTTATGCAGGAGATGGCTAAGACCAATCAAGGAATCTCAGCTCTTGACGTTGACGCCAACATGCAAAAGTACGAAGAGGAGCTTGCAGAGTTCAAGGCGGCTCAAGGCAAGAAAGACCTCGCTGACACAAGCCTTGCTGTTTCTAAAGTTATCCAGGATGCTTTTGATGGTGACAACAAAATTGCGACAGTTGACGAGATTGTAAAGTCAATGCCTAAGGTCCGCCCAACTTCTGACGAAGCTACCTCTGCTACAGCTGCAACCAAGTCTGACTTGGCAGACGGTGACCTAGCAATTGAATCAGTACTAGGCGACTCCATCTCAAATAACTGGGTAGAGGACAACGAGAACACCACATCACTTGGCAAGGTTGCTATTGAGGAGTGGCAGGTAGGGGACTTCGTAAGTGCCCCATCAGAGGGCTGGTTTGAAGTTCTTGAGATTCTCGATGACCCAGCTGACCCAAACAAAGTCTTTGTAAGGCGACGCTTGCTTGCCAATGGCAAAGAGTACGGTATGAACAAGTCTTGGGTAAAGTTCCAGGCTTACGGTATTAGACGACGCAATGGCGAAGTTGAGGCCCCTGTTCTTGAGGAAGCAGCCCCTAACGTCGACACAGAAGCTACCATTGAAAAGTGGCAGACCTACGACATTAAGCAAGATGCTGACGGTGTCTACTATGCTGACGGAATTTCTAGCTCTGATGTTCAGAAGCTACGAAGCGGCGTGATGACTCCCCCTCAGTTGCCGTTCTTTGCTCCGATAGGTGGCGGCAATAAGCCCGACCAAGGTGATGGCTACTTCTTTGCTACAAATGGAATGCGTTTCTGGGGCAAGTTTGGCGCTGCTGGCGCTCTAGTTCGCCGTAAGAACAACGAGGGCGTCTTTGAGTACTTCCTAGCAAAGCGCTCCTCTGGGCTTTCGCAGGGGGGCGGAAAGTGGGGATACCCAGGGGGTGCCCACAAGGATAAGAGTGACTCCGAAGAAAATAACGGCATTATCACTGCAATCAACGAATTTGAAGAAGAAGTTGGCGGCGACTTAGGACCAGACTCCGTTCTCCCAGTCGGTCAGTTTGCTAATGAAGTTGCTCCTGGTTGGACATACAACACTCATGTCTTCGAGGTGGGACCAGGCCAGCTAAACGACTTGTCACCGAAAGATGGAGAAAGCTCTGAGGTTGGTTGGTTCACTGCTGACCAAATTAGCAAGATGGCTTCTCAAGGCACTCTTCAGGACAACTTTGCAGACACCGCAGATGTTCTCTTGGGCCTTGCGCTCGACGAGCCTACGACAGCTGAGCCTGATGAAATTGTTATCCCTGAGGTACAGAGCGGCTCATTGGGTCAAGTCTTTGACACCTCTAACTGGAAAAAAGTTTCAGGGCAAGCTGGGTCAAATCAGGGAGCATTCTATGTCGACCCAGACAGTGGGCAACAGTATTACGTCAAGACCCCAAAGACCGAAGCTCACGCAGCTAATGAAGTTCTTGCTTCTGCGCTGTATGAAGAGGCTGGCTTGGCTGTCGGGCGTGCCTACATCGGGAAAAACAAGGCTGGCAAAATTGTTATAGTCTCTCCCGTCATTGATGGAACCGACGGAACTCTCGGTCAGATTGCACCTAACCAAAACATCACTGACGAAATCAAAAAGGGTTTTGCGGTTGACGCATGGCTCAACAACTACGATGTCATCGGCCTTGAGAAGGACAACATTGTTGTTGCCAACGCCAAGCCTTTCCGTATTGACGCTGGTGGTGCACTGCTCTTCCGTGCTCAGGGAGCTGACAAGGCCAAAGAGCTGGATACAAATGTCGCAGAGCAGATTAGCTCACTTCGCGATTCAAATGTTAACTCCCAGACAGCAAGCGTATTCGGAGACATGACCGACGCCGAGATTGGCGAGTCAGCAAAGCTCGTTGCAAATATTGACGAAGCCAAGATTGATGAATTAGTAGATGAGGCCTTTGCTGGCGGAATCGATGGAATTAGCAGTCAATCAATTGCGAACAGCCTCAAGGAGAACTTGAAGCGTCGTCGTAAAGAGCTTATTGAGATATATGGACTTGACGATGAGCCAATCGAAGCCCCTATTGCTTCAGAGGATGGTCCAGACAAGGTACTTCTTTCACTTGACGACATAGACCCAGAAGATTTGATTGACGACCTTGATGCTCAAATTCAGGATGCAATCGCTACTGGAAACAACATTGTCTTTAAGTACAACGGCAAAACAGTAGACCTTTCCCCAGCAGAAGTGAAGACCGCCAAAAACGGAAACGTTAACGTTGTTGGGACACTTCCTAATGGAAAGTTCTACACCTACAACCTTACAAAGATGGAACAAGAAAACGATGCTGCCCCTCAGGCATCGGAGCCAAGCGTGGCAACCCCTCAGCCATCTGACGAGATAACCCTTGACCCTCAAGCCGAGCCCGTCGAGTCTGTAAAGCCCACTGAGGTGCCTCAAGACCAGAAGCAAAAACTTGTACAAAAGGTTGAGAACATAGCTGAAGCTTTGTTCGGCAGCAAAGACCCAGAAAAGATTAAGCAGCTACTACAAGGCTTCAAAGACAACGAAGTAGAGGACCCAGAGCTTGTTGAGTCCATTCTCAATGACTTGACTAACCCTGCACCAGCAGCTACTCCAAAGGCAACTCCCGAGGAAAAGATAACTGATGATTTAGAGCAGGCACTTACTCCCGTAGATGGCGACGAGGATATTCCTACAGACGCGGTCTCGAAAATTGACCTCGACGAGCTTGCCAAAGAACTTGCGAACCCAACTGACCCTGACTTAATTTGGGCGCAGGTTATCGAAGACTACAGTGCTAGCACTCTAGACAACGGACACATTGTTGTCTCTTCTACCAAATTTAACAATAAGCGTTTTGACGTTTTAGTAAAACGTAACTCCGACAACACATTTAGCACCTACCACCGCATTACAGACGAAGAAACGGGTGTCACTAGGGTTAAAGAGCTGAAAGGTCGCTGGCACTCATCTACCGCCCTAAACAGTCGGATAAATAACGAAATCTACAAGAGCAAGGCCTTCCCTGCAAAGATTCTCGCTGGGTCCAAAAAAGAGACCGCCTCCACTATTCAGCCATCCATGCCCCCTAAGCAGCAGGAGTCTTACGTTTCAGCAGACGGCACGACCGTTATTCAGGTTGGGATGACAGTTACTGATACCAAGACAGGCAAGAAGGGGGTTGTTACCTCCCTTAAGGACCAGTACGTTGTGAAAGCTGGAGGCAAGACCTACACCTACACAGACGTTGCAAAAGTTAAATTTGAAGGACAGTCAAAGGCAAACTGGAAAGCCTCTACCTTCTTAATGCCTGAAGGCTCTCAAGCCCCTGAGGATGGCCCTGACCAAGACCCTGGACAAGAAGGAGACGGCGGCGGCGGAACACCAACCCCACCAACTACTCCCGAGACACCAGCGCCTGAAGCGCCTACGCCCGAGCCAGAAGAGTTACAACCAGCTGAAGCAGTGGCCCCAAGTGGTCTTACTCCAGAAAGTACGTTGGCTGAGGTTGAATCTGTCGCTGTAGACAAGAACTCTGCGATGCACACTTCGTACTTTGGAGCTTCAAATAAGAACGAATACAAAAGCCTTGTTAAAAAGTACTTGGTGAAAGACGCAACGTCCACTGGTCAGAATATGCTCCCTGGAATTATTGCTTCTAACCAAGACCCAGACGCGCCAAACCCAGAACTTGCAAGCCACGGTGTCGTAACAAAGACTTTCCCAAATGAACTTGCCGTAGAGGTTACCTACTTCGACGGGCCAATGAAAGGCACTACTCAGAAGCTAGAACAAAAAAACGTATGGAGCCGCGAGAAGTTTTTAACTAACGAGCAGTCCAAAGAGCTGGGAATTGAAGTAGACGACTCAATTCGTGCTGAAGCCATAAAGGCTCAGGGTGCCAAAGCTGAAGAGGCAAAAAAGCAAGCCGTCGCCCAAGCAGAGCAAGAAAAGAAGCAAAAAGAAGAATCTGCTAAAAAAGCCGTAATCGAGAAAGCCAAGCAAGACTTAGCGGATAAGTTCACAGTCGAGGGCCCTGGCTTTTCCGTGGAGACTCTCGATGGCCCAGCTAATTGGGGAGACACTCCCCTTGAGCAGGTCCCAAGCCTCCAGAGCGCGGTTACTAAGCTGGATGCTGGAAGTCCTCTAGAAGCTGCCAATGGTTCTCAAGTAATGATTGACGCTGGGGACATCGAAGACCTGAAAGTTCGGATTCAGAAAGTAGAGAAAGACGGCAAAAAGCAAATTCGTCTTTCCTTTAAATTGACCAACTGGGCGGGCAACGCTTTCACCAAAAAACTAGCTAAGCAGCAGGACCTAGACGTTAGTGATAACGCGAGGCTAGACAAGTACAAGACCAACGCAGACGGCTCTTTAACGTTTAGCGAAGAGTGGAGCACAGGGAACGTAGATGGCAACAACAAGGGCCGTACTTACCGAGGTGAGATTGCTGGGGGCAGCGGAGCGTTCCAATTCATTCGTGCCAATCGCAGTGCAACCACCCCCGACTTTTTCAAAAAAGGCGGGTCCAGCAACGGCCCAGTTTCGCTCCATAACCGTGTAGAAATTCTTTTGCCAGAAAACGCAACTCCAGAGCAGATAGCTGAAGCCATAAAGGAAGTTGGTGGAGTTCAAGAAGTCCGCCCCGCCACAGAAGCAGATTTCCGAGGAGTTGCAGAGAACAAAATTATTTCGCTTTTTGGTAAAAAGGGCAATGGAGCAAAGAACTACGAGGGAGAACTTCGTAAGCAAATTCTTGATGAAGTAGAGAAAAATTATAACTTTACTGCTGATAACATGGAGGTTCGTGTAGATGAGCAGCAAAAAGGCGCAATTCAGTACCTGCTTCCCGAAGAGGTTGCAGAACAGCTGGCTGCAACCTATGGAGTTAGCTTCTTTAAGCACAACTTTGCTAGCGGAAACCTTCCAAGCGACGAAAAAGCAAGAGCAGATTTTGTCTACGACTTGCTGTTCAAAACTGGTGGCGGATTGTACTCCACAGTCACTCGTTGGACCGAGGGGTTAAATACCTCTGGCCAGTCAAGCTCTTCTGACCTTGCAGGAGTTGGCGCAGGGTATGTGTTCACTCGAAAGACCCCAAAAATGGACCTAAACCAGGGTTCGTACAAGGGCCTAGAGTTTTTCTTTGATGGAGTCCAGCTAATCCGTCGCCCAGAGTTTTATGGCTCTAACTACGACGAGTGGGGTAAAAAGTACGAAGACACCGACTATCTAGAGCTTTTGAAAGGCGCGAACGTGTCGGAAGTTCTGTTTAAGGACAATCTTAGCTGGGCTGATTTATCTGGAATATCGCTTGACTCAGCTGCCAGAAAGTTTTTACTAGAGCGATTGACAAGCGAGGGAATTACAGAAATTGCTGGTAAGCCCGTAAACGAATTATTTGGAGTTAAATAATGAAAGACGTACGACTTGTATACGAGGGTGTGGGCATTTTAGAGAAATCCACAAGCGAGGGGACCTTCAAACGTCTAATCCTGGGGGCTGTTCTTGTTGCTTCCAGCGAGGATGAGAACGACTACATTACGGTTGACATGGGCGACTATGGATACGACTATCTGGTTGATAGCGAGGATGTCACCATATCCCCAGACGGTACAATTGAGTTTGAAGCACATGACGCTAAATACGTCATTCGTAAGGTAGCAGAAGATGACAACTTAACAAGTCTTAATCCAGAACCTGAAGACAGCGAGGAAGCCTAATGGCGGAGAATGAGGCGGTTGATTTTAACCAATCCGTAGAAGCTTTGGTAGACACAGAACTTAACCAAGTAGTCACGCTTGTCTACGACATTGAAAACTTGGGTACCTTTTTTCGTATTGACGGTAAATGGACCCTTGGTACTTCGGATATAGCTATAGAGTTTGACGGCACCGAAATTACTGAACTGGATTACGAAAAAGCTTCAGAACTTGTTAAGCGGTTTGACGACAACGAGTTACTCACTTCTGAGGATTTGGTTGACTACGAGGAAGGCAAATAACCTATGGAATACCACGGTAGCCACGGGAATCAACTTTTGTACACGGACGCTGAAAGAGGCGTAGTTGTCGACGTAATGTCCAACACGATTATTCGCGTAGACGAGACTGAGACCCTCGTTGCGTCAGCCCAGTGGGACGCTTCAATCGAAGAGCCAATAGGCCCCTCAGCAGAGTTGGCCAAGGCCGCGATTACCGAGCTGGACATCAGAGTTTTTGCGGCTAATGACCGTATGTACACAATCCCTAAGTCTGTCATCGCTGAGGCTAAGCGGGGGCTTGCGTGGCGTAAAGAAGAGAAGCGGGGAGGCACTCCCGTTGGCCTTAACAATGCTCGCAGTCTTGTCAAGGGTGGTCAAGTTGGAATTGAAAAAGTTCGCCACATTGCTAAGTATTTCCCGCGCCACGAAGTAGACAAAAAAGCCAAAGGCTACAAGCCAGCTGAGGATAACTACCCAAGTAATGGTCGCATTGCTTGGGCACTTTGGGGTGGGGACGCTGCACAGCGCTGGGCATCAGCCATCGTTGAGCGCGAGAATAGCAAAGAAGGCCTTTCGGCTGGGGGCTACGACGAATATTATGCAGAGCAGAGGGTTGACTATGGTTCCTACGCTGCGACTGGTGTAGAGCCTGATTTCTATATCCGAATTAATCTGACTAGTGGCGGGATTGACCGCCTCTACAAAGTAGACGAAGACGGAACTTGCAAGGTCTGGGATGACGGCTCGTGGGAAGACATGGGCAACGTTGAAAATGACTTTATCACTTACGACAAAGCTTTAGATGACCCCTACGATAAAAGCCAAAAAACCTATGTTCCAGTAGACCGTGAGACCGCCATCTCCTGCTCCGCGATGTTGGACAATGCTCCTATGGAGCCAGTATTTCTCAAGCAGTTGAACTTCAACGAAACAGAGCTTTTTGAGGCAGCAATGCCAGAACTTGACTTTGAGTTGTTAGACCAGTTCAGTGACGAGACTCCTGACCTCTTGGAAGAAGAGGACTACTACGACGACGGTCTTATGGCTTCAGGGGTCGCAACTTTTGCTGAGGAGTCTTCCGTCGATACAAGCCCAGGAGTAGACACCCCAGAAGAAAGGGCAGCGCGAGCTGAGACGCAAGTTCGTGACAAGTTGGGGCGGTTCGCAGAAAACGGTTCGACAGTTGTGATTGGCGGAGATTTTAACTATCAAGGGGTTGTTACATCTCAGAACCCTACTGACAAGACGGTCACTGTTGAGTTAAATAACGGAGAATCAGTTACAGTAGCTGGAAGCTCAACTCAAAAAGTAGAAACCTTTGAGCCTGTATCTCAGGCCAACTTCCCCGCAAATAACTTAGATTTTACTGGAATCCTTGGCGAACCAAGAGTCCCTATCGACCAGCCAAACGCTCAATTGCCTGGCCGCCTTCCACCACTAACCGCTTCAAATGTTGGCACATTAGTTAGAGACTGGGGCTCGTGGGTTGCAGACCAAAGGTTAGCCCCTGAGTATGACGGTGACCCAATTCCTCCGTTTGTTCCTAAGGCTGTACCAGACATCAACACTGCGCTGGGACGTTACCACAAGGGCTCTTTTAACCCAGATGGTACGGCTAAGCCTGGATGGAGCCCTGCTACAACAGAGAACGTCTACAACGAGCCACTTCTTCGTGACTGGTTAGATTCTGTGTACGGCGATAAGTCTGGCAGAGGCTCTGGACAGACATACGGTAGCTGGTACAAACCAAAAAGCTTCCCTGGGGTAAAAGTAGACGACAAGCAGTCTCGCGACAAAGTAGTAGGCCAAGAAAATCGCAGGTCCTGGGACAGTAGGTTTGACCCAACCAAGCTTTCTGCCGAAGGACTGACTGCAGCAGCTGATGGCAAAGCAAGAATGCTGACTCCAGAGAGTACTGATGTAAAGCCGATGTACTTGGCTATTGTTGCTGATGACGACCCCCAAGCTGTTTTAAATCTGGTTTGCTTGATTCCAGCATCTACTGGAACAGCTTCTCCCACCACTTTCGTTAGAAGACCTGGCGAGTGGGTCAAAGACGAGCAGGTCCTTGCGGATTTGAACAGTCCTACTCCACCGCCTGTAATTGTGCTGGACAATGAGAATTTAGCTATTGTCACCGAGCAAATAGATGGTGACGCTGTGGTGGCTAGTGCAGTAGTACAGTCACATTTTGCTTTGACTAGGAACACAACAATTTCTGCACTTATGGCTGCGGGCGGTGCCGACCGCAACAAAGGCAACGCTGAGAACCTACGTCGCTATTGGACAGTTGGCAAAGGCGGACTAAAGATTCGATGGAACACCCCAGGGGACTGGACTAGGTGTAACCGTCAGCTCAAGAAATATATGGGCCCCCGTGCAAAAGGCTACTGTGCGCTTCGTCACAAAGAGATGACGGGCGTATGGCCTGGTGACAAAAAGAATGTAGGCAAGAAAAAAAGGGGCAGCGCTTTGAAGGCATCTGCCGAACTACAGAGCACCCCCCTGAGCACGCTTAGGTCGGAAGCTCAGATTATTGAGATGGCCACTCTCCGTGCACGCGCAATGTCTGCTAAATCCAAGGTTAAGGGAAGGGCAGGTGCTAGCCCCACGGAGCATGGAGCAAAGTTTGTAATTCCTTTGGTAATCCCTGAAGGAATCGAAACTGGTGACGGTCGCGTTTTCCAAAAAGACTCCATCGGTATGCGAGACCTTCCGCTTCCCCTGCTTTGGCAGATTAAAACAGGCAACGGCCACGACGGGTCTGTGGTTGTGGGGCAGATTATTAGCATGGAGCGCACTAAGAGTGGTATTGGAAACGCCATTGGGCTATTTGATAGCGGTGAATTTGGTAAAGAAGCCGAGAGGCTTGTACGTCACGGATTTGTCCGAGGGGTGTCTGCTGATATGGATAAGTTTGAGGCTGATGAAGAGACCACAGACGACACAGGCGGCGACTCGAAAAGCATTAGCTCAGGTAGAATAAATATAACAAGCGCCCGTGTGATGGCGGTCACTATCGTGCCCAAGCCAGCATTTCAGGAGTGCTTCATACAAATCGTTGATGAAACCAGCGATGCCGAGGAGGAAACAATGCAACCAGATGGTGTGTACGTAGATAACGTTAACCCGCTAGATGCGTCTGCTTTAGTCGCCTGCGGAATGGTTGCTGGTGCAATTCCAAATGAGCCCCCAACAACCTGGTTCGAGAACCCCAAACTTAAAAAAGCTACGCCTTTGACTATCGGAGATGACGGTCGCGTATTTGGTCACATTGCTGCATGGCATGTTGACCACATCGGTATGGCATTTGGTACTAAGCCACCCCGCAGCCGTAGCCAGTATTCCTACTTCCACACTGGAGTTGTCCGCACCGAAGAGGGTTCAGATGTCCCAGTGGGTCAGTTGACCCTTGCTGGCGGTCACGCTGGGCTTGAGGCATCTGCTCAGCAAGCAGCTAAGCACTACGACGACACAGGGTCTGCGTTTGCCGATGTCCACGCTGGAGAAGATTCCTACGGAATCTGGGTTGCTGGTTCGCTCCGTTCTGGCACCACCCCAGAGCAGATTCGTGCAGCCCGTGCATCAGCACCTTCTGGAGACTGGCGTCCAATTAAGGGCAGCCTAGAACTAGTCGCTGTATGTCAGGTAAATGTCCCTGGATTCCCTATCGCTCGCGCAAGAGTTGCTTCGGGTCAGGTTATGGCTTTGGTTGCAGCTGGCGCAAACGTGCTTGCACAATTAAAGAGTGACCCCCTCGCGGAACTAAATGCAAAAATTGATGCGCTCGCTGTTGCTCAGTCTGAGCCTCTAATTGAGAATGCACGCGCTCGATTTGCCCAAGCACGCGAAGAAATTCGCTCTACCAATCTTGAACGTATGAACGAGCTCTCTCTCCGCGTCAAAGAGGCGAAAAAGAAAGATGACGAATCATGGGAATACATGATTCAGATGATGGATGATGACCCAGAAAACGAGCTTGCCGTTGTTCCTCGGAGGATTCGTCAGCGTCTTGCTCGTGAGGGTAAGGCGATGCCTGATGGCTCTTTCCCAATCAGAAATATTTCTGACCTTCGAAATGCGGTCCGTGCGTACGGACGGGCAAAGCCTGGAGCTAAGGGAGCAGTCCGCAAGCACATCATGAAGCGTGCACGCGGACTAAACCGTCCAGACCTGATTCCACCAAAGTGGAGCACGAAATTTAGCGAAAACGGTGAGGAACTTTCGCTACGCGACCGTGCTATCACTGCTTCAGGTATTTTAAGCATGAAAAAGAGCTCTGATTCAGAAAATTTAGAAGCACTTTTTACTGAAAAGGGTTTTACTGCAGCAGCAGGAGATGACGAAAATTTAGAAGACCTAACGCCTGAAGAAGTTGAGGCCCTAAAGACGGAAAAAACTTCTCGTGAAAACGAGGACCTTCGTCCTAAACTTACGCCTGACACTCAGCCGAGAGATGACTCGGGCAAGTTCCGTAAAGTTTTAGCTCGCCTAAAGACGGACCTAGGCATTGCTGGTCTCAATGACGCAGTTGAAAGAGCTAAAGAGATTGAGAACTTCGATGAGTCGGGAGACACCGACCAAGCAACAGAGTCTGCTCAGAAATTAATCGGGTTTGTTGACCGATTGGACGCAAAAGCACTTAATCCTGAAGCTTTAGAGAACATTCGTGAGAGTTCTGGGAAGCTAGGCGAAGTGATTGCTAACCTCCCCCTTCAGTTTGGCGAAGAGTCTCAGAAGATTAGGTATAGCGATGTGCCCGACCCTCTCCAGCAGCTGATGAAGGACATGATTGAGCGGGTTGAAGCCAAAATTGGCGACGAAGACGCGGATATAGCTACTGCTGACCTTAAGAGATTCATGTCTGGCGGAGATTACTTCAACCAGAGTGAGATTTCTGCAGAGATGTCGAAGCTACTTAGGCTCCTTACCTAATCACCACATCTAATCGACTATTCGTACAATCACTACTTTACAACTTATGTAACATTGTATGTAGGTGGAGTGCCTCCACGCCTTGTGCGTTCAGGAGTCCCTCGGCCTCGACTGATGAGCAAGTAGGACACCCGTCCTATGTGACTGCCCTAAGGAGGGACAGTGGACCGTATTACGGAGATGATGAATCAGCTCTCCGAACTCGCTGACGAACAGGTTAGCGAGCTTCAGGAAATGATTGTCAACGAATTCGAAGCGGTCGAGAATGAGGAACCTTCCTCACAGACAGTTGACGCGATGACGTCGCTTGCCGACATGCTTGACGCCGTTCGCGGCGAACTCAGGCAGCGCGAGGCCGCAATTCAGGAGCTCGCCCAGCGGGCAGCTGATGCAGCTAACCGCGTGCGTGGCGACGAAGCTAAAGAAGATATGGATTCTTCTGAAGGCGAAGAGGAGATGAAGGAAGAGGAAATGACCTCATCTGACGCAGAGGCCGCTATGGACTCTGACAAAGAGAAGGAAATGCCCGAAATTGACACTCCTGTTCAGCTATCCGAGGAGATGGAAGACGAGGCTCCAGTAGCCGAATCCGAAACTCCAACCGATTCCGATTCCGATTCCGATTCCGAAATGGAAGATGATAACGATGAGGATGAGGATGAAATGGAAAAGAAGAAAAAAATGTCTGAAGCATCAACTGAAGTGAAAGAGACTACCGAACTCTCGACTCAAGAAGAAACCGTCTCAGAGGCATCCGCCGAAGAGACAATCACTGCTGCTGCCGATGAGGACACAGTTGTTGAAGTAGAGGCCGAAGAGGCTTCTGTGGAGACAGTTGTTGAAGCTGAAGATGAAGTAGAGACCGCCGAAGTAGAAAAGTCAACCGAAGAGGTTGCTTCCGTCGAAGAGAGTGCAGAAGCTGAAGCTTCTGTGGACTCCGAAGTAGAGGCCGCATTTGAGGTAGACGTTTCAGCCGAAGCCGCAACAAACGAAGAAATCACATCAAATGTAGCTGAATTATCAGCTCAAGAAACTATGGAGGCACCTGTGACCGCTTCTGCCGAACAAGCAGACAACCTCGACCTAGAGGTACCAGCGGACCGCCGTCTGGCATCCAAGGAGACAGTAGCTCCCGTTGCAATCACAGCGGGCGCAGACATCCCTGGTTATACAGCTGGTAGTTCACTAGACAGTATGAGTACCGTTGCTGAGGCAATGGCAAAACGCCTTCACGGGCTTCGTCGCGTGAATGGCGGGGACGGTGAGCAGCACATTGTTGCGTCTATCACTCAGTCCTACCCTGAAGACCGCACCCTGTCCTCGGATGCAGAAAGCAACTGGGCCAAGATTAATAACCTTGTTTCCCCAGCCGCTATCGTTGCAGCTGGTGGACACGTTGCGCCATTCGAAGCCCGCTACGACGTTTTTGGAATCGGCTCGACCGCTCGCCCCGTGCGTGACGCTCTGCCTCGCTTCCAGGCCGACCGTGGTGGTATCCGTTACGTTACCCCGCCCGTACTTTCAGAGTATGCTGACGCCGTTGGTGTTTGGACTGCAGCTAATGATGCCGCAGAAACCCCAAGCCCTTCTGAGAAGCTTAGCCTGACAGTTCTGGCCGCTGCTGAGCAGACCGTCGCAACTGACGCTATTACTCTTCAGCTGCAGTTCGGTAACCTTGCTACTCGTGCGTACCCTGAATTGATTGCTCGTCACAACGAGCTTGGTCTGATTCAGCACGCACGTGAGGCAGAGCAGAGCTTGCTTGGCAAGATTGCTGCCGCTTCGACCGCTGTTACAACCACAAACCTTATCGGTTTTGGTCGTGACTTCTTGGTCCAGGTTGGCCGCGCTGCTTCTGGGTACCGCTCACGTCACCGTCTAGAGGCTGACGCTCCATTGCGTATTATTATCCCTGCGTGGGTAAAAGACGCTATGGCAGCTGACCTTGCGTTGGCAATGCCTGGTGACAACACTCTCGACGCTTACGCCGAGATTGATGGATACCTTGCAAGCCGCAACGTAATCGTGAGCTTCTCGCTCGACCAGAACGCATTTGGCGCTCAGGGTGCAACTGCACTTGTTGAGTTCGCTGACTCGTTCACTTGGTACCTGTTCGCTGAAGGAACATTCTTGTTCCTTGACGGAGGTACGCTGGACCTCGGAATTATCCGTGACAGCACTCTTGTTGGAACCAACGATTACAAAATGTTCGTTGAAACCTTCGAGGGCATTGCCAAGGTCGGCGTTGAGGGTCTTGCTATTACTTCAACCATTAGTGTCAACGGTGCAGCTGCTGCACTTCGCGACACTCTTGGTGGAGTAGCCTCAGCAGCCATTGAGCTCTAAGCCCAACCCAAGCACTAAGTACTAAGTAAAAGTAACGCTCAGGACCCGCAGAGGAGAATAAGGAAAATGGCTATATTTAGAGGGGTTTTCCCCCCTACAGAGTTAATTACCGCTCCCTGTGGGCTCCTGAGCGTTGCTAATACCACGCTTCACACTGGACGAGAGTATGACGAACGTTGGATTCGTGGCTTTAGCCAAGAATTTAACACTATGCCGTCCTATGTCCGACTTTTAACCGTAAACGACGCTGTAGTACCAAATGGCGAGCTCACAGATAATCAATCTGAGGCCCGCTATCTTGACTACGTTCCGTTTTTTATTGATGTAGAAGACTTTGCTTCGACCTTTGGCATTTTAGGCCAAGACAGGTTCGACCGCGTAAAGAACGAACTTGACGCAGTTACTCAAAAAGCTTTGGAATATGAGTACTGGGGTGGCCACGCTGCTCGTGCGTTAGTGAGCACTGGCCCAGATGTGCCCGAAGTAGGCGCTGACAATTTTTATCTAAGGAAGGCTGGAGCCTCTACGGTTCCAGTGGTGGGAGCATTTGCTCCTCAAATTGCTCTTATGTACCTTGAGCAGGCAATTTCTAACTCACCAACAGGCGAGAACGGTGTTATTCACATGACACGCGACATCGCCTCGAACTTAGGCTCTCGTCTTGTCTATAAAAAAGGCGATGACGAGTCTCCAGGAAGTCTAATGACACGTCTTGGAACAGATGTAGTTATCGGCTCTGGCTATGATGGCGGAGGTCCAATTGGTGCAACAGGAGCTGAAGCTTCTGTAACCAATAAATGGATGTACGCGACTGGTTCGGTTGAAGTCCACCTCGGCAAGCTTGAGGTTGTCAACGAAGACTTGGGTCAAGGCGTAGATGCTACAATAAATAACATGAGAATCAAAGCATATCGCCCCGCGGCGGTCTACTCTGACCCATCGATGCATTTCGCAGTACGAGTGACAGTTCCCACTACCTAATGATTAAGTCAATAACCCCAACTTATAAGGAGAAGCACTAATGGCTACACAGGATTACGCAGCCAGCGTCCAAGGTGTGGCGATTCGAGTCACTCGACTGGACGCCGCTGGCAACCTTCTGAATCAACCAGGAGACAGCTACACCACCACAGCATTCTTACGTGCATCGTTCACCCCCGAGTACGAAGAGGGCGACGAAATCACAGAGAAGTCTGCAGACGGCACAATTTGTGTCTCCTACAAGGCCCCTGACACATTGAAGAGAATCACCCTGGAAATCGCTATCTGCGAGCCAGACCCAGAGCTTACTTCTCTCATGTCTGGTGGTCTTCTTCTTCGCAAAAACTTCGGCACATTCGGTTCGCCTACCAACCAGAGCATTGGTTGGTCAGCACCTGCAGTTGGAGACGACCCTGCTGGTAACGGTGTCACTATCGAAGTTTGGTCTTTCGCTATTAAAGACGGAAGGCGTGCCTCTACTCTTCCTTACTTCTACTGGGTCTTCCCATATGCGAAGCTTCGCCAGTCTGGTGACCGCGTAATTGAGAACGGCCTACTTGCTAACACCTTCGAAGGCTACGGTCTTGGGAACATTGCATTCGGTAGCGGTCTTGACGGTCGCTGGGAGTTCCCAATTGCCACAGAGCGTCCATACAGCTACGCACGTGGCGACTGGGCTCCTGAAGGCTTGCAGGGCTTCTACACTTGGCATAAAGAGGCTACAAACACAATTAGCAACAAGAGCTTGACCTCTAACGTTGCTACTTTGACTACCGCAACAGCTCATGGCTTTGCTGTTGGTCAGACTGTGGTTGTTGGCGAGGTTGATGGGGACTTTAACGGTACCCACGTCATCACAGCTGCACCTACGACGACAACCTTCCGCTACTCCAAAACAGGGGCAGACGTTGCCTCTACCCCCGTGTCTCCTGCTGGAGTAGTTGTTCGTCAGCGTGGGTATCTTGCAGTCTCGGACTTCGAGAGCCAGGGCTCAACCACCAGCTACAACGTACCTGGTGGCGAGTACTACAACCCCGACCTCCCGATTGACTTCATTATTGCGTCAACCGAGAACCCAACAGCGTAATTTAGTTGAGGCGGGCAGTTTTCGATGGGAATACTCGTCGGCTGCCCGCTTTACTAATCTAAGGAGCCGCAATGAGTAACTTATGGCTAGATGTCGAGGAACTTGGTGCATACGCGGATTCTGATTATGCTTATGAAGCAGTAAAAACGGCGTCCCACCTTCTTTGGAGTTTGTCGGGCCGTAAGTTTTCTGGAACTACAACTGTTACCGAGCGATACGTGTCTGCTTACGACCCGTACCTTCGTACGGGAGCATCCCGCATGACCTACAGCCCTCAGCTGATAAATGGGCAGGTTCAGAACATTGCTGGTGGTGGATTTGGTCGCTACTCAAACCGTGACTTTCTTGGAGACGGTAGCAACGCCCTAACCCGCGTAAGACTGCGTGGACGCAAGGTTATTGAGATACACAACCTTCGGGACCAAGACGGCGAAATTATTGACCCAGACACTTACTACTTGGCGGACCACTCCGTGGTGTACGGAACACCAAACGCCAAATGGTCTGCTACAAATGTTGAGGTCACCTACACATACGGCACGCCTCCCCCCGCCTCGGGACGAGCCGCAGCTAGAATTCTAGCCACAGAATTAGTAAAACTTTTTGCAGGAGACGATACCTGCGCCCTCCCACAACGTGTAACCTCCGTTGCCCGTCAGGGAGTCTCATACACCATACTTGATAATCAAGATTTTATTGACGAGCTCAAAACTGGTATTTACGCAGTTGACCTTTTCTTGCGTGCTGTTAACCCAGACAAGGCCCGTGCCCGTTCTCGTGTGTTCTCACCAGACCAGCCTCGTGCTCGTCGCATTATTGGTAAGTCACCTGCCTTTGAGCTGAGCTCTTACGATTTGTACTTTAACTCTAGGGGCGGCACACAGATTTACTACATTGACGAATTTGGTGCAGACTTTTTGACTGATGACAGCTCTTGGACTGTCTACGCAGGCATTTCTAATTTCAACAGCTCCACATCTACCGATTTCTCAAAAGAGGTTCAACTAGACCGAATAGAGGGGACCATTAGAGTAGCTATGGGGTATTCATCCCTACTGGGTATTTTGGGCCCGCGTGACCCTGGTTTGATTGATTTGTATGCGAGTCGTCCAAGTTTGGGAAACCCCGAAGTTAACGAGGTAATAAACTTGATAACAGGAAATGTTATCTACCAACTAGGGGAACGCGTAACACCAATAGCAATTGCGTAATACATAAAAAGGAAATGACATGGCGATAATGGACATCAGCGGCGTTAGTGACGACGCTAAAGCTTTAGCAACCTTTCTCGAAGAAGTTCTATCCAGAGTTGTCACTGTTTACGACTCCTACAGCATGCCCTTGCCAGAAAGGCGTTACTACACTTTTGGCTCCCCTGCGGTTGATTGCGAACAAATGGTTGTGTCCCTTATCCAAATGTACATTGGCACGCCTGGAGACGAGGCAAACGAACCTCGCCGTTGCAACGACCCCCGCAGCGCTACTCTTTTAATTTCTGTAGCTCGGGAAGTTCCCGTTGCACAGTCAAATGGCAACCCCCCAAGCTCTACAAACATTCAAGATGCAACTGAAGTTTGCGCTTTAGATGCTTGGATTCTCATGGAGAGTGTTAGAGATTTTGATTCAAGCTGGAGCGGTCTTCCAAGTGGCCTGGGCCTGGGAGTGATTGCTACTGTAGACGTTGACCCCCCAGAGGGTGGCTATCAGACAACTCGGATGACTATTACGATGGCGGTCCCATAATGTCTAGAATACAACTAGTTTGGCGACAGCCAGTAATTGACCGATATCTGAACTCTCCTATGGGCGAGGTTGGGCGGTACCTGAAAGCAAAGGGCCGTAAAGTTACGGCTGCTGCTAGAGGCCAAGTTGGGTTTAAAACTGGGCAGCTTCGTGCGTCTATTCACATGAGACACATGCGTGATGCCAGGGGCCAGTACCTCAAAATCGGTTCCTCTGTTAAATACGCTTACATGCATCACGAAGGCACCAAACCCCACTTGATTCGCCCCAAAGCGCCTAATAAACAACTGAGGTTTTTTAGTAAAGGTGTGATTGTTTTTGCACCTCTAGTAAGGCACCCTGGAACAAAGCCAAACCGCTACCTAACAGACAACCTGAAGTTGATAAGATAGGCAGTAGTAAGGACGCATTGCATTAGCTGTGCGTAAATGACATAGATAAGGAAGAGATATGACGAACAGATTCAAGGACTTCGGTTCGGGAACAACTGTTGCAGATACACCCGTTTCGTTCAAACTCCACGGAGAAGATTTTCAGTGCTACCCAGCTTTGCAGGGGAAAATGCTGCTCGACTTGGTGGCGAACTCGAACGAAGACAATGGAGCTGCAGTGGCTAAAACTATTGACTCGTTTTTTAAAGCGGTACTAATTGAGGAGAGTTATGCCCGTTTCGAAACGCTCCTAAAAGACCCAGTCCGCATCGTCTCAGTTGAGACACTCGGTGAAATCACCGCATGGCTAGTAGAGGAGTATTCAAGCCGCCCTACGGTGGGGCCAGAGGACTTGTAGAGTGGGCTATTGACCTCTGGCCTTATATAAACGGAAAAGCCCTTGTGCAAGGGCTAAAGCTAAAAGAAATGGAGCTGGCAGACATGCTAGATGTTCTTCACTACTTCTTTGAAGAAGATGTGCTGGTCCGCTCCTCTGAAGAGGCTGAAGCTAAAACACAGATACGTTCCGTTTTGTATAAGGACCTGTATGGAACTACGTATAAGTACGGAGTCAACAATACAGGACAAAGTTATAATAATGATGACACCTCCTATCCTTCGGATGGGCTGGTGGGGACTACCAATGAGGTAATCCCAGACCCGATGGAACAAAAGCGGCCAACTAGGCCCTATACACCGACGACAGACTTTGATGCGGATAGTCCGCTTCCATTTGGGCGGGTCCTAGACCAGCCTGAAAGTCTTTAAAAGAAGGGGGTGAGAGCGTATGGCAGTAGTAGGTGATGCATATGTAGTAGTCCGCGCTCTCACTTCTGGATTCAAAAAACAGATTGAGAGTGACCTAAACGGGCTTGGAAGCGTCGGCGAAAAAGCTGGTCAAAATGTAAGCGAAGGATTTAAGCGCGGCTCTAGAAGGGGCGGCGGTTTAAAAATTGTAACCCCCGAATTTGAGGCTGAGGCAGAAAGAGCCCGTCTTCTATTTCGAAGGCTGGCAATCGCGCAGCAATTTTTGATTCCAGCAATAACTGGTGTTTTGGGTGCTGTTGGCGCGTTGGGTAGCGGTCTTCTAGTTCTTGTTGGGGTTCTAGGCAATGCTGCCAGAGGCTCGATTGTTTTTGCATCTGCTTTAGGCGCACTGGCTCAAGCTGCAATTGTGTCAAAAGTAGCATTCAGGGGCGTGAGTGACGCACTTTCGGCTGGGCTAAAAGCGCAAGAAGCGGGCATAGACACTAGCGATGCCCAAGCTGCAGCCGCCAGACGCCTCAGGGACGCCCGACTGTCCCTTAAAAGACTCTTAGAAGAAGAGAAGCCAGAAGCCCTTGCAGAGGCCCGTGAGAGGGCTGTCAGAGCCGAAGAAGCGGCTGCTGACGCATTGCTCGGGACCGAAAGAGCCACTAGAACCTACAACCAGGCCCAAAAACGAAGCCTCGATGCGCTTGATGACCTTAACGATGCCCGCGACAACGCACGTGAAAAAATTCAACAGCTCCGTTTTGAGGTTGAGGGCGGGGCTATATCAGAAAAGAAAGCTCGTCTTCAGTTTGAGAAGACTCGTGACTCCCTTCAAAGGGTTCAAGACCTTCCACCGAATTCCCGAGCACGTCAAGAGGCCGAAATTGCTTTTGCAGAAGCCGAGCTAAATCTTCGTAAAGCTATTGACAATAACTCTGACCTTAAAAAATCAGAGCAAGAATCCACTAAAGCGGGCGTCGAGGGGTCAAAAGAGGTTGTCGCAGCTAAAGAGGCAATTACTGATGCGCAGCAGTCCGAAGTTGATGCTGGGATTGCTGCCGCCAAAGCAATTAGAAGCGCGAGCAGAGCCACGGAAGAAGCGGCTAAGGCGGCAGCTGACGCAGCGGCTGGCGGTAGTGTAGAGCGAGACCTAAACCGAAGAATTGCCACTGCTAGAGAAGAAGTAGAGCTCGCTCAGAAAGCAGCTGGAAAAGCAGCTGGTGGGGGCGTCGATGAGTTCCGAAAAGCTTTAGAAAAGCTGTCTCCCGAAGCGCAAAGTTTTGTCAAGTTCCTTATTGCGCAGCAGGAAGCTTTTGACAGCCTTCGTGACGCTGCTGGACGAGAGCTCTTCCCGAAGCTTGAAACAGCTCTAACAATAATTATTGGGAAGTTTAAAGAACTAGAGCCCCTGTTTCAAGAAACAGGCAGCATCCTTGGGGACTTGGCTGTTAGTTTTGCTGAGACATTCTTCCAAGGCGAAAGTTTTGAAAGATTAAAAGCTGTTTGGTCCACTAACAATGAGCTTCTCGGAAAACTTGGCCAAACGGCAATAAATTTGCTGGAAGGGTTTTTAATCCTTCTAAATGCTGCAGAGCCTCTAGTTAAGGCCTTTGGGGACTGGGCGCTAAACACCAGCGAAGCCTGGAAACAGACTCAGATTTTTAAGGAAAAAAACGGCGAACTGGCTACAGAGTTTGAGACACTGCAAACTAAAATTGAAAGAATCACAGGCATCTTTGGCAATTACAAGACTGCCTTTGGGGAAATTTTTGATGTTATCAATCAGCCAGGCGGCGCTGGAGACCAGCTGCTTACTTACTTTGAGACTGCCTCCAAGAATTTCCTTGACTTCATTCAAGCAGGGGAGAAAGACGGAAGCCTAAACAAGTTCTTCACGGACTCTACGACAAACTTCACCAAGATTCTTGACATTTTAGCCGATATTGCTGGAGATATCCTCAATCTCGGCGCTAGCGAGGGGCTTGGCCAGTTTTTGGACGGTATCCAAGGGGCTGTAGATGCTTTTGGCGAGCTTGGCGAGGAAATTAGCGGCCCAGACGGTGCTCTCGCACAGCTGGGCGTATTTGCAGAACAATTTGCAACTCTCATCAAAAACACCACCGAAGATGGGACTTTTGTAGGATTCTTTACGGCAGTCAATAATGCCCTTATAAGTGTAAACGCTATTCTGGAGAATGACACCGTAAAGGCGATTCTAAAAGCGGTAGCGCCAATTTTTGGATTTATCCTCGGTTTTGGGCTTGTCCTGAGAACCGTTAAATTTTTTGGAAAGGTTGTTTTTGGCGTTCTTAGCTTTGCCTTTAAACCCCTGATACCTGTAGGAGCCGCCATAGCAAAGTTTGTTGGTTCGTTTGGAAAGTTTGGCGGAGCACTTTTGAAGGTATTCGGGTTTTTGGGAAGAATTTTTGGATTTTTAGTTAAGTTTGCTGGTCCTATTGGAATTATTATCAGTGTTCTTTTAATAGCTGTGCCCTTAATCATAAAAAACTGGGACAAAATCGTTGAGTTTTTTGCGGGGATATTCACCTACATTGGTGAGACGTTCTCCAAGCTTTGGGAATCTATTGTTACTATCTTCCAAGAGGCTTGGGGCCGTACGGTTGAGTGGTGGACTGGAACTGTGATTCCGTTCTTCACCAATCTAGGTAGTACCATAGGTGACGCTGCTAAGGCAGCTTTTGATTGGTTCCTAAATTTCTTTAGGGATGCTTGGCAGGGATTTTTAAACTTCTTCACTACCACCGTCCCTAACTGGTTTAGAAACTTAGGCAGTGTAATTTCAAATGCTGCTGGCAACATATGGGCGTTTTTTACTAACTTGTTTAGAAACGCCTTTATCGGAGTGACCAACTATTTTACCAACACCCTTCTCCCATGGTTTAGGAACCTGCCAACCAGACTAAAAAACGCTGCAGCAGGACTTTGGGACTGGCTCAAAGATAGTTTTAAGAGTGCTCTTAACTTCATAATTGACAGGTGGAATAACTTCCAACTAGACATTCGAATCCCGTCAAACTTTGCAACAAGAGCTCTTGGTGTTGCTGGCAAAGGATTTACCATTGAGACCCCAAACATCCCTCGTTTGGCTGCTGGTGGCATAGTCCCTGCTACGCCAGGTGGAATAGCCGCGATTATTGGAGAAGGTGGACGTGCAGAGCGAGTAGAGCCTCTTGATAAGGACGGCTTATCAACACGTGACAAGGCAATGATAAGTATGCTTTCTGGTGGCGGAACCACAATTAATGTGTATCCGTCCGCTGGAATGAATGAACGTGAGCTGGCAGAGCTTGTTTCCCGCAGATTGGCTTTTGAGCTTAGAAGAGGTGCGGCCTAATGGTCTATACACAAGGACAAGAGAACTTTTCAGTAGACAGAGGTCTGCAGGAGGTTTTTAGCCCAGACATCGGTCGTCTAAAACTTGAAGCCAACATCGTACTTGGAGACTTCATTCTTAACACTATGGACTCCCAAGGAGTGGTTTGGGTAGTCACAGATATCCCAGGGTGGTGGGAGTCGCCCAGAGCTGATGTTCCAGACATAGCTAGAGGCTTTGGAGACGGCTCTTATGAAGTGCGCGGAAGGTACAACTCCAGGTCTTTTTCTATTCGGGGCTCGTTCCTTGTCCCTAATCCCTCCCTTGTTGAGGCCGCAAGAGACAGGCTCATTGCTGCTACCGCCAACATGGCACGAAGAGGCGTGTGGTTTAAAACAGGGAATGACCCCATCCGAGCAGCGTATGTCACGCTAAACGGCGACGTCTCTATTGAAACTAGAAACCTTCGAGGGAGAACCAATTTTGAAATTGGTCTTCGGGCCGCAGACCCAATTAAGTACGCATGGAATGACGCAAGCCCCGACGGCTACAATCTTTCTGAGGTCCCTGTGAGAAATGTCGCCACAGGCTCTGACGGTACGGGCGTGGTTGTTAACATTGGGAATTACTCAGTCCCCTGCTATTTAGAAATTTCAGGGCCCTTTGCTGGCCCAGGGACTATTTTTAACAAAACAACTGAAGAACTTATTATCTTAACTCAGGGCTTGAAAGGCCCAATCTCTCGAACTGTTGTCAATAAACAGCTGACATTTGACATTTCGACTCTAAAAGACATTGCAACCTTGACTACCACTGAGTCTCATGGGTTTGCTCTCGGAGACAGCGTTTTTGTGTCAGGCACTGGCTCGCCGTTTGACGGTGATAGCCTGATTACTTCGGTACCAACAAGCACAACCCTAAGCTATGAGACAGATGCAGCAAATGTCACTTCTGTCGCATTTAAGGCCCTTGTGAACAGTGTCGCAACGCTTAAAACAACTGAAGCGCACGAGCTGTCTGTAGGAGACTCCATTGTGGTTGCTGGGGTTGATTCTGTATTTGACGGTGTACACACCGTGACAGCCACCCCTACTGTTGCTTCAGTGGAGTACGCGAAGACTCGTATACCGCCAAGAACCATTATCTCTGCTTCGCTTATTTCTAACATCGCGACAATTAGCACATCAGACGTGCATCAATTTATTGTGGGAGAGAACGTCACTGTCTCTGGGGCGGGAGTTAACTACAACGGGACTTTTCAAATTACCGCAATCCCGTCCTCAACCTCGTTTAGCTACGCATCCACTAGAACCAATGCTAGGCCTATTGTGAATAAGACAATGGCTGCAGACGTTGTAACTTTGACGTCGTCACTCCCTCACGGTTTTGTTGTCGGCGAAACCGTTAACGTTTCGGGGGTAGACCTTTCCCTAAATGGTGGGTACACAATCACAGACACGCCCTCCGCCACACAGTTTGAGTACAAAAGGACTCGCAGTACGCAAAAAACCGTATCCGTTCGAGCCCGCTCGTCTAACGTAGCAACTCTGACAACTTCGCAACCTCACGGGTTTGTTGTTGGGGAAAAGGTTGTTGTTGACAACGTAGGAACCACCGTATACAACGGCACACACACAATAACAAGTCTCCCCAGTGCGACAACTTTTACTTACGTTAATTCTGGAAGTGACCAAGTGTCTACTGTCGTACCTAACGGAACAGTTCGCGCTGGAAGCCGAAAAATTTCCAGTATTTTGCTTGCTGGCAATGTAGTTACTGTGACAACAAGAGACAGCCATGGTGCAATCTTCGGGGAGAGCGTCACTATCACTGGTGTAGGCGCGCCTTTCAATGGGACGTACGTAGTTACCGCAATCCCGTTCTTAAATGTATTTGAGTACACTAAAGTTGCCGCTAATGCGGGGCCAATTGAGTACCCAGCAAATGAGCAGACAGGAGCCACTCCTGATGTATTTGCCGAGTTTGTGGGGTCTATTAGCTCTCAAGCAGTTGTGCCAGATGGGCAAGCTGAGGTAGGCGGAAGTCTCCCACTGAGCGCATTAAGCGGAATCGCAACTGTCTCAGATACTATTGCTGAAATCCCCGCCGCTGGAAACGTTATTCAAACTCAGAATGTGCAATTTACTCCTGGTCTAACGGGAGCTACTGCGATTGTTTCAGCCGACATTCTCGAAATTGATACCAAGAATCGCGAAGTGGCGTTTAATGGCGAGATAGAGGGTGCAAGAGGTCGAGTTGACGTTCTGGCTGACTTTATCCAACTAGCTCCTGGCCCAAATGAGTTAGAATTTATTGATACAGGTAACCCAGAAGGTATCTCTTCTTTGCGTGTGTTCTATCGCTCTGGATGGCTTGGCTAACGCAACACTTTAAGGACACTAAATGACTCTTGAGACGCAGGTACAGTATCGGTACTTTTTGACCGATTTGCTTAGCAATAACGTAATTTCTGAGGTGCCCTTTAAGGGCGTATCTTACGAAAGAGCAAACCGCAGAGCTGGTGCTTTTACTGGGCAGATTCCATTCCTTGAAGCGACTAAGGGGCTAGACCTCTACGAGGCGACTATGCCTGGGCGTACGGGGCTGTACATAATGCGAAATGGTGTCTGTGTTTGGGGCGGAATTATATGGTCACGTACCTACGATGTTGCTAGCAGAACCCTAGACGTTAATGCTGGCGAATTTATGAGCTACTTTTACCATCGCAATATATGGCAGACCATTCAATACGGCTCAGACTTTATAGGTATTGCTTCATATGCTGTTTCCTCGGGTATTGGCACTGTGACCACTGAATTCCCGCACGGGTTCTCGGTTGGGCAAAGAGTTGCCATTTCGTTTACCAACCCAATTGTCGATGGCACCCAGACGGTCACTGAAATTAATTCCACAACGCAATTCAGCTTTGCAACAACTTTTGGAGATGGAGGCGGGGTCAGCACAAGTGGTGCCGTTCGAAGTTTAGTAGATTCCTACGACTTTGCTCGTGACCTTATATTCCGTGCGGCAACCGACCTGGGCGGTCTAAACTTTGCTAACGAAGTGATTAAGCCAGCAAAAGAGCTTCAAGTAGCGATTATCTCTAAGCAGAGGTCCGCTGGTGTGGTCACCCTGAGAACAAGTGAAGACCACAGTCTTGTGCCAGGGCAAGAAATGGAAATTGTTGAAGTTGACTCCGAGCTAGATGGGTTTCAGACTGTAACTGCAGTCCCCGATAAACGCACTATAAAGTTTGTACTTGATGGAGCAGATATTCCCATTTCCTCAGTCCCTGGTATTAGAATCTTAAACGTAGAGACAAAGCAGCTACTCAATAACGTAGCTACCCTAACCCTCGATGAGTCCCACGGGGCGTTTATCGGACAGACGGTTATCGTAACTGGTGTCGACGCATTTTTTACTGGTCGTTTAGATACGACATTCAACGGGCGCTTTACGATTATAAACATCCCCAATGCAAACAGTTTTAGTTTTAGCTCTGGTGGAATCCTAAATGTCGGCCCAGAAGGTGTAGCAGGTGGAGTTGCTCTATTTGGCTCTAAAGTTATATACGGGGACTATGGAAGCTACACAGCTAATGCCGATATCGGGATTGACTTTGAAAACTTAGATAAGAGCGGTTTTTTCCAAGATACTCAGATTTTTAGAGGATTTGAGCAAAAAACTATTGGGGAGATTCTAGAGCAGTACTCAAACACTGTGGAAGGCGGGTTTGAATACCGCATTGATTGTGATTACAATTTCAGTACTGCCACATTCAGTAGGACTTTCAAACTTTTCTCTGCAAACGTGGCGGACGCTCCTCCAGAAGGAGACATTTATCCGATTACTGCCTTTGGTGCAGAAAAATTAGTTTTTGAGTACCCAGGCAATATTATTACGTTTACTGTCGAAGAGTCCGCGGAGGACTCCGCCACTCGGTTCTTTGTGATTGGAAACATCGAAGACTTGTCGGACGACGCCAGCCAACCGTACGCGGGAGCTGCTGACCGCATAATGCTTAATAATCCCGATGGCCGAAGCTGGCCTCTGCTTGACCAGGCAGAGCAGCTAGACGAGATTGAAGATGAGCTAACTCTCCATGCGTATGCCCAAGACTACCTTTTTGAGTCGAGGCCCCCAATAGGGGTGTACAACGTAACTGTAAACGGCTCCCTTTACCCCCAGGTTGGGACATTTTTTCCTGGTCAGTGGTGTTCGATAATTGTTGACGATGAGTTTGTACGGCAACGCCTGGCAAGTGACCAAGAACCCCGCGATGACATTCTTATTAGAAAAATCGATTCTTTTTCGGTAACGGTACCAGACGGCGTACCAGTCCCCGAAGAAGTTCAGCTCAGATTAGTGACAGACTGGAAGGTAGACCAACGTGGCAACTAGAAGAAGAGCAAGCAGAAGCTCCCTTACAGGAAACATTACTGACCTGCAGAGAAGAGTTAAGTATCTGCAGGCCCGAGGCAACCCCACTAGACTTGCCAATCAAGTTGTCACCAGAACCACTATTCAACCCCACGCTGTCTCGACCGACCAAATTGCGCCAGGTGCTATTGCCAATAACCAACTTCAAGCGGACGCCATAGCACTACAAAACATGCAAAACAACTCTGTTGGCACAAACGAACTCATTGACCTCTCCATTTCCACGGGGAAAGTTGCAAACTTTGCCATTGTCCCCAACAAGTTGGCAGATGCTGCTGTGCAGAATAGAGCAGTTGCCCAAGACGCAATCGCCCAAGGGAACATGCAGCTTGATGCTATTGGGCAAGGAGAGATGCAAAACGACTCTGTCAATAGCGGAGAAATAGTTGACGGAGCCGTAGGTCAAGACGAGCTTGCGAACGACTCTGTTGGCTCAGGGGAACTTCAGAATGACTCTGTTGGTTCGGGAGAACTCCGCGCCAACTCAGTGGGAAGTTCCGAAATTATCGATGGGTCTGTCGGCACCAACGAGCTCCAAAATAGTGCCGTTACAGAAGCAAAACTAGCGGTGAACTCAGTAACCGCGTCTGCTATTGCTCCCAACTCTGTTGGAGCTTCCGAAATTATAAACGGCGCGGTCGGTGCGACTCAGCTGGGCAATGGCGCAGTGACAAACCAAAAAATATCTGACAATTCGGTGACTGCTAACAAAATTTCTTCGGGAGCTGTAAGCACTAGCGAGCTTGCAGCATTTTCGGTAACTTCAGTTAAAATTGCCAATGGTGCTGTAGGGCCACTTCAAACTGATGGCTTTTTTGTCCGTGTAGTTGGCTCTTCCTCTCCTGTAAACGTCCAAAGAACCCAAAGCACTGTAATTGTAGGTGTCAATATGGGAACTGGTTCACAGCAGGCTGCTCGTGGCAATCACAGCCACTCAATAAATGTTGGCCAAGCGCTAAGTGGAGCAAACCGACACTCACACAGCGCAAGCATTTCGACTAAAAGGCTAAAGAAAAACATCGAAAACTATGCACCAACAGATATAAAAAATTTACTCAACCTAGAGCCAAAAAAATATCAATACAAGCGCTCTGAGAGAAAGACGCATCAAGAGCTCAACAAAGAGTGGATGCACGGCTACCTAGCTGAAGAGTTAATTGATTTAGGATTCTCGGAGCCAATTGGTTATGACAAAGAAGGCAGACCAGCAAATCTTGACTATGGGCTTATGTCAATGCTTGTGCTAGAGCTGGTCAAGGTTCAACAGACTGAGATAGACTCTCTTAAAGAAGAAGTTACAGAACTTAAGGACAAAAAATGACCTATCTTTTTGAGTACGATGGAGGAATACCTGCGGTCGGTGCCTCGTTGGCCGACAGACCACGCTGGGTAAAAACAATTACAGACTCTGACGGTGTACAGCAAAAAGTAATTTTAAACTTTGGAAACACAGAGGAGCGAGACTCCTTAACCGCTCAAGAGGTCTACGTACACTTAAACAATCTTGTGTCCTACATAAAAGACATCTCTCAGGGGGTATCTCCTATCGCACTTGGCGAAGACGCTTCTTCAGATGGCTGGCATTTTAACGGCGGTTGGGCAGAAATAGAGTGGGCAAAAGAGGAAGTTCTACGCTGGTGGGAGTCCGTGTACTTTCAGGATGAAGAGGAGCCAGAGTAATGTTTGAAGTAAAAGACGGGTCAAGAACCCTACAGTTCAGTGGCCAGCTTCTGGGAGAATCATCTTCCAAAAGATTCGACTCTGTTAGATGGATTGAGTTCAAACTTTATCGCACTGAGAACGGTTCGTATATTCTCTCAAGAATAGGCGTTTCTCTCGTGTTCCACGCGGCAACTTGCGCGCTGGTCAGGCGATACGGACTTAGTGAAGCCGAATCAAGTCAACTGGAACCAGACGCCACTCCCTGCGAAGAGTGCAGGCCCGACAAGACCATGCCCCTGTTGTTCCCAGAGAAGGACCGCACATGGGCTCAGGTTAGCGACGACCCCGAACCAGTACTGGATGCGCTATACAAGTTTGACCCCAATGGCGGTGCCAGATACCTTACAAAGGTAGCCCAGAGACTCCTAGAGCAGGCCGCAAGCAAGGACCCAGAGATTGACCGCATCTACAGGGTGGAAATGATTCCATAAATAAGATACAATAGCTACATAAAATGACAAGGACAAAATGACGAATCAAAGGACGGACCTTTCCCAGGTTCAGCTGCACCTAGTTGACAGTGTAGAAAAAGCTGAAAGCTTTTTGCGCTGGCTAGGTGAGCGACGACCTCACAACGCTGTCGCTGTCGACATAGAAACAGGCGAATTCCCTAGCGGGGGAAAAAAGGATGCCTTCTCCCCATGGCATGGGAGTATTCGCTTAGTTCAGGTTGGAGACGGGCTACAGGGCTGGTCCATCCCCTGGGAGACTTGGGCAGGGGTTTTTTATCAAGGGATGAGCCAATTTACTGGCCCCATTATCTGTCATAACATTTCCTTTGAGGCCAAATGGTTTGCCGTTAAGTCCGAGTGGGACATCCCTTGGGAGCGTGCGCACGACACAATGATTATGGCCCGCATCATTGACCCTCTAGGGTCTGCTGCACTAAAACCACTTTCGGCGCAGCACATAGACCGTCACGCGGCTCAGTTGCAAGAGGGCTTGGATATCGGGATGCTCAAGAACGGATGGACTTGGGGCACAGTGCCAGTGACATATGAGCCCTACTGGGCCTATGGGGCGCTAGACACCGTTCTCACGACCCGCCTGTGGGAAATGTTTTACGAAAAGTGTGGACCAGACGGTCCTTACTACAAAGCTTATGAGCTCGAAATGGCTGTGCGAAAAATTGCAACTCGTATGGAGGTCAATGGCGCTCGTGTCGACCTTGAGTACTCCAAAGATAAATACGAAGAACTTGTCGACTACACAGAGCGTACGAGGCTCTGGTTTTACAACACATACAACTCTTCTATGACAAGCAACGTTCAGCTAGTCAGGACCTTTGAAAACCTCGGGGCTGAAATTAGCTCTTTTACTCCTTCAGGACAGAAATCTGCCAGCAAGGACGAAATTAAACGCCTTGCTATTGAGGGCAACACAGAGGTAAAAAATTTGGCAGAGATTGTACTAAAACAGCGTAAAGCAGACAAACTTGCGAGCACCTACTTTAAAAATTTCATGGAGAAAAACTCCAACGGTTTTCTGCATCCCTCAATTAACACCTTAGCTGCTAGAACTTCACGAATGTCCATCACAGAGCCTGCCTTGCAAACTTTGCCTAAGGGCGACAATGTTGTACGACGTGCGTTTCTCCCTAAAGACGATGACCACGTTATCATCACGTCGGACCTCGACCAGGTTGAATTTCGCATGTTTGCATCAATGTCTGGGGACGCCAATCTTATTGAACTTTTTAACCGCGCAGACGCGGAAGGCTCTGACCCCTTTACTGAGATTGGCCGTCAGGTTTACCAAGACCCAACGATGATTAAGTCCGATAAAAGGCGTAACTTAATTAAGGGATGCGTCCCGTTATCTTCTCAAATTTTAACTAAACGTGGATGGCTGAATCACAATGAGATTATAGACAGCGATGAAACAATCGGCTATGACTTTGCTACTGGCAAAAATAAGTGGACAAAAATTCTCGGTGTCCACGTCTACGAAGATGCAGACATTTACAGACTTTCGAACGCACATAAAAGTTTTCTATGCACAGAGGACCACCGCTGGGTCGCTGACAACGGACGTGGAGGCAGCAGAGCCGCTGAGCCAAAAATAATCTACGCAAATGAGTTCCTTACGGGGGAGAATAGAATTATTCTTTCTGCTCCAGCAGAGGACGGTTCTTTGGATATTAGCGATAAAGAGGCGTACCTTCTTGGATGGATTCTTGGAGACGGTTCAATAAAGCGGTCTCAGGATGTTGGTGGTCCCTCTCAGTCTTTTGGTGACCGTGTCGGGTGTCAAGTTAAGATTTTTCAAACAAAAAAAACTGGTATTGCTTTAATTAAAAATGTGCTTATCAATGTTCCGCATACACGGTGGATAAATAAGAAAACTAAACAAAATGTTTGGAATATCTGCCCAGATTACGCTAGAGAGCTTTTGTCTAGGGCGGGTATTCACGACAAGAAGAACTTTACTCCCTGGGACCTTGCTTCTGGTCTCACGCTCACAGCACGCCAAAAAATGATTCGAGGGCTAGATGAAGCTGATGGCAAGAATAAGACAGCAAGAAGAACCAGAACAAAAATTGATGTTTCCATTGTTCAGGCATCAGATAGCCCCGTAACAGAGCTTGTTGTGGCGCTGGGCTACTTAACAGGGAAGTATTCCAAACAAGATACATACCTACCTGTAGAAGGTTCGACTAATTGGCAGAAAAACCCCATTACTGTTGTCCAGCATCAAAAAGAGACAATGACTAACCAAAGAGCGTCGCTAAAGTATGTCACCAATGACTACGTCTGGTGCGTTACAACAGAGTTAGGAACCTGGACCATGCGTCAGGATGAGAAAATCCCAGTTTTGACGGGAAATACAGTCTACGGGCGCCTGTACGGAGCAGGAGTGGCTAAGCAAGCTTTGACTGCTGGTGTGCCAAAAGAAAATATGCAAGCTGTCTCTGACTCATTCGATGCTAACTATCCAGGTATGGCTATGTTCCAAAAGCAGGTCAATGACGTGGGGCAGAAGAGATACCGCGATGAAGGTCAGGGATACGTTCATACCTGGACTGGCAGACGCCTGCCGTGTGATGATGACCGAACTTATACACTTGTTAATTATCTTGTGCAAGGCGGGGCAGCTGAGGTGTTTAAATCCAACCTCGTAAAGTTGGATGCTGCAGACTTGACTGACTATCTTATTGTCCCTGTGCACGACGAGATAGTGCTTCAGGCTCCTCGCGAGAACGCGGAGGAGATTAAAAAAATAGTGAAGGAATGTATGACTACAACAGAAGGCTGGTCAGTGCCTCTAACAGCAGACGTAGACGGTCCTTTAGAAAACTGGGGGGCCAAGTACTAATGAAGATTGGGATTTTGTCAGTAGACCCTGGAAAAGCCAGTGGAATCGCTTTTGTCAGTTGGAACGGCGACCATGACGTTAATCCTGTCCTTGAGTGGTCCGATGAAGTTGACGCAGATGATTATGCCGAACGAGTTAGAGCTGGTCTAAAGCAGGGAGCCGAGGGTTTTGATGTCTTTGTGGTTGCCTACGAAAGGTTTACCATAAATCAACAAACTGTGCGTAATTCTCAAGCTCCCTACTCGTTAGAGCAAATTGGCGTTCTTAAGCAGCTATGTCGGGAAGCTGGGCACGACTTAGAGAAAGTAAAGGTGCAGGCACCCGTGGACGCAAAAAACATGTTCCCCAACACCGCACTAAAAAAGCTTGAAACATGGCACAAAGGTGGCGAGGGGCATGCACTTGACGCAATCCGACACGCCCTACTAGCTTTAGCTAGACAAAGTTGGATTCCTAGGGCATTATTGAATAATGAAAAGTAACTAACACGATTTGCCCCACGGGGTCTTATTATGTGTTAGTATCTCTACATAACGACGAAAGAGGTAGCAGTGTCTGTATCTGTAGAATTGGACCCAAACGGGACCCACATTCTCATAAACGCCGAATGGCGGTACAAAGAGCTGTGTAAAAGCATCCCAGGGTCTGCCTGGAGCACAAAAGAGCAGGTTTGGCGTGTGCCACTCAGTTGGTCAAGCTGCCTAGCCTTACGGTCTACTTTTAAAGAGAACTTAGAGATTGGTGAGGGGCTTTCAGCCTGGGCTCAGAACACTATAACAACCCGTATAGAGCCTTCTATGGCCCTCAGGGAGCTTGAAGAATATGAGGGGGATGAAGACCTATTCCCCCACCAAAGAGCTGGTGTAGCCTATCTGGCGACCGCTAGGAGGGCTTTGCTGGCGGACGAGCCAGGTCTCGGCAAGACTGCTCAAGCTATCCGTGCCCTAAAGCGTCTTAAAGAGCAAGGGGAAGATGTTTTTCCCGCCATGATTGTCTGCCCAAACACTTTGAAAAAGAACTGGGAACGCGAATTCCAGAGATGGTGGCCTGAAGTTACTACCCAAGTTGTTAAAGGCACAGCGACTCAGCGGAAAAAGCAATTTGAAATATCTGTTGAAAGCAACATTGATGTGCTTATTATAAATTGGGAGTCTTTACGCTCACACAGTAGGCTCGCACCTTATGGCTCCGTCGCGCTTACCCGCTGTTCAAAATGCGGTGGGCACGATGAAAGCATCAGCGAGACCCGTTGCGAAGTACATATTCGCGAGCTAAACAGCATCGAATTTAAGGCAGTGGTTGCCGACGAAATTCACCGCTCGAAGGACCCTAAGTCAAAACAGACTCGGGCGCTGTGGTCAGCTACGGGAGATGCAGACATTCGTTTTGCAATGACTGGTACCCCTATAGCTAATGATGTTGTGGACCTGTGGCCCATTTTACATTGGCTAGACGCTCGTGAATGGCCAAGCAAAACTAAATGGATTGAGCGAATGGTGGACACCATGCTCAACGCCTTTGGCGGTATGTTGGTTTTGGGCGTAAAACCTCACATGCAAGACGAGTTCTATAAAACTCTTAACCCCCACATGCGCCGTATGCTAAAACAAAAAGTCCTCCCTTGGCTGCCAGAAGTTATGAGCGAGCGCCGAGATGTGGAGATGTCTACCAAGCAGAAAAAAGCCTACGCTCAGATGCGCGACACAATGATTGCTGAGCTGGATGATGGACAGGCCTTAACTGCTCCAAGCATCTTGACCCAGACCACTAGGCTCAACCAGTTTGCTAACGCCTACGCCGAGCTAACAGTGGACGAGTCGACAGGAGAGATAAAAGCTACTTTGTCAGAGCCCTCTTGTAAGGTCGATGCTGTGATGTCAGATATAAAGGCCAACGACTTCGGCGAAGACTCTGTGGCAGTTTGTGCCGTGTCTCGTCAGCTTATTTATTTATTGAGTGCCGCCATGACCAAAGCTGGAATCAAGCACGGTCTCATCACTGGGCTACAGGACGAAGACGAGCGCCAGCAGGCCGTGGATGATTTCCAAAGCGGACGGATTAAATGGATTCTTTTCACCGCCCAAGCTGGCGGTGTTGGAATCACCTTGACAGCAGCTCGCAGGCTCATCATGCTTCAGCGTCCGTGGTCTCTGGTTGACCACAAGCAGGCGATGGACCGCGTACACAGGATTGGTTCTGAGATTCACGACTCAATTATTATCACTGACTACGTTACAGAAGACAGTATTGAAGAGCGAGTCATCCAAGTACTAGAGAAAAAAGCAGACAACTTCGAGCAGATAGTGAAAGATAAAGACCAACTGCTCTCGATGCTCAAGGAAGACAAGGCTAAAAAATGACAATTATGCGGATAAGTAACTCTGAAATCCAAACATTCAAAGACTGCAGGCGTCGCTGGTGGTTCACATACTACCGCCGTCTACAGCCGACAGAGAAGAAAATGACGGGTGCCCTGGCCCTAGGGTCTCGGATACACGAAGCTTTAGACCAGCACTACTCAACGGGAGCGCCACTTCTTGCAGCGCACACAAAGCTGGTTGAGATGGAGAAAGAAACTCTTTTAACTGACTTCCGTGATGTTGGGGAGCTTGAAAAAGAAGCTGAGCTAGGGCACATCATGCTCGAAGGCTACCTTCAGTGGGTTGAGGAAAACGGAATTGATTCTGAGCTAGAGATGATTTCTACTGAAGAAAAAATTACAATGCCCATGTTTAACGGAGAAGTCGAACTACAAGGCAAGCTCGACATGCGTGTCCGTCGTAGAGTAGACGGTGTTCGGATGTTTCGAGATTTCAAAACTGTGGGCGGCTCTTTGAGCGACTTTGCAAACTTAGCCCCGATGAACGAGCAGATTTTGACGTACATGCTGCTTGAGCAGCACCAAAACAAAGGCGAGGACCGCTCAGAGGGAGGAATCTTTACACTTCTAAAGAAGGTTCGTCGCACTGCTGCTGCCCGTCCTCCGTTTTATGACCAGATAGAGGTACGTCACAATGTCTTCACCTTGAGGTCATTTTGGGACCGAATCCATGGCACCGTTGCGGACATGATGCGTGTTCGCACTGCCTTGGATGAGGGGGAGAGTTCTTCATTCCACGCGTACCCAACCCCTTCTAGGGATTGCAAATGGAAGTGCCAATTCTTCACTGTATGCACGCTAATGGACGACGGCTCTGCCGCCGAACAAGCAATTGAAGCAATGTACGAAGTAGCCGACCCATACGCATACTATGGTGAGACAGACAAAAAAGGAAGTGAGTGACATATGAGTGAAGTACAGCGGTCTCTAACCGTTATGGTCTATGGCGAATCAAAGGTGGGTAAATCCTCCTTCGCTGTGACTGCCCCTTATCCGCGCCTTATGCTTGACGTCGAGGGTGGGCACCGATTTTTGCCCATCGTCACAAAGTATTGGAATCCGCTGAGCGAGGAACCACCAGTAGCTGACGGAACCTGGGACACAGTTGTTGTCACAGTCCGAGACTACGACACTGTTTTGAAGGCATTTCAATGGCTTCAAAGTGGTAAGCATCAGTTCAAGTCCTTAATCATTGACTCTATTTCGGAGCTACAGGTTAAGTGCATTGATAATATCGCAGGTAGCGAGCAAATGAAGATGCAGCAGTGGGGCGAGCTCCTTCGCCACATGGGCGGGCTTCTTCGTGACCTTCGTGACCTGACGATGCACGCCACAAACCCCCTTGAGGCAGTCGTGCTAACGGCTATGTCTCAGGTGACCCAGGATGGGCGCCACCGTCCGTATCTGCAGGGGCAACTTAAAATCATGGCACCGTACTTTTACGACATCCTCGGTGCCCTGACTATTGAAGAGTTCCCAAACCAAGACCCGATGGGCGCTCCCTACAAAGTTCGTCGTATGTACGTCGAGCGAACAAAAGAGTATGAAGCAGGTGAGCGTGTTCAGGGACGTTTGGGCACAATCGTTGAGCAGCAAAATCTTAGTATTGAGACGATGCTTGACACCATCTTCGGACCTAAACAGGCCGAAAAGACAAATAACAACAAGAAAAATAAGGAAGAGGTATAAACATGAGTTCACTCAACTGGGGAGAGCTAATTAAGGATGCTGCGGAATCAACTTCTACCAGCTATGAGCCATTGCCAGACGGCGACTATGAGCTAAAAGTCATGGAGTCTGAGGCTAAGGTAACGCAATCTGGAAAGACTATGTTCGCAATTAAATGCCAGGTTCAGGGTGGCGCAAATGCTAACCGCCTTGTGTGGGACAACTTGGTTGTCTCGCCTGACAATGCAACTGCTCTCGGGATTTTCTTCCGTAAAATGAACGCACTTGGCTTGTCCAAGGAAGGCTTCTTCGACCGCGAGCCAAATAACTCTCAGATTGAGCAGGCCTTGGTTGGTCGTGGGTTCCGAGGTCAGATTGGTTCACGCGTATACAACGGACAAAAGCGTAACGAGATTAAGAACTATTACGTTTCGGCAGGTTCTGCAGCTCCGTCCGAGGCGTCTGCCGCTCCAGCTGCTGCAGCCCCTGCGCCAGCACCTGCACCAGCTCCCGCACCTGCACCAGCTCCTGCTGCTGCAGCCCCCGCTGCTCCGTTCTAAGAGGGGCTTTTGAATGACCTAGATTGCCGTTCAGTCCGCTGAGCGGCTTTCTAGGTTAATCAGAAAACTTTAGGAAAGTGACACAATGAAAGTTTTAATTACAGGGTCCACTGCTCAACAGAGCTCCTCAAAAACTGCCTCAAGATTTACTACTTTTGCTGCTCTAATGTATAAGTCTTTGACAGATTCTGGGGCCTCTGTTGATTTTGTAGAACCATCTGCCCACACAAGCAAGGAAGAGCTTGCATCATACGACGCTGTTTTGGTAGGTGTAGCTCCCCCTACTAGCCTGTCAGCAAACAAAGTCTATTCAGCATTTGCTATAGCGAATAAGGCCAAGGAATTAGGAAATTTGGCAATTTTTCTTGATGCCCCCGAGCCATACAAACTCCAGGCGTCAATAAAATCCTGTCACCTAACCCTCTCCGACTTGAAAAAAGAGTTCTACAGCCGTCGTAAAGACTATGAGCAGATGCTTTCCAATCCCGAGTTCTCTGCAGATGTCTACAGCTTTATTGCGCACCTGTACACAGAGGAGTGGCCTACGACAATTTTTGCAGCTCTACCTTGGTCTACCTCTGAGTCCCTTGTGTCGGCTATCCCAAACATTAATGAGGCAAAACTTTTTGGTGTTAATTTGGACCACCAAGTATTGCAGAGCGTGGGTGACATTACGTTGTCTGAAGGGCAAGAAGCTTTTTGGACTTGTGACGGACCCAAAACTAAATGGGCAACCTCTATTGAAAGAACCCTGCGCAATCCCATGGTCCCTGTCAGGCAGAGTAGGTGGGAGCATAGAGAAGAAATTATTACTCGTATGTCGAAGTCAATAGGCACCTTGGTATCTGTCTACCGCTCTTCCGAGCCGTGGTGGACTCCATTTATTGCAGAGTCGCTCGCCCTAGGCAAACCAGTTGTGACAGATTGGCGGCTTAGCTGCAAGCTAGGAGCTCACTGGAGCCACTTAGCCAGCACAATTGAGGAGATGTCTGCCCTAGAAAGGGCAGAGCTTGCTGCACACCAGAGAGACGCATATCTCGATGCAACAGCAAGCAGCAGTCAGGCAAAGATGTCAGAAGCTATTCAATCAGTAGCATCTGCACTCAGTTTTACTAATAAGTAAAAATTCAACACCCTAAACGGAAGGAGTCCCTCATGGGACTTGACATTAACTGGATAAAAATACAGCTGCAAGCTGCGAAAGTTCGTAAGCCTGTAGGAGACGCCACAATGAAACTGATTGAGTTCCTTGACTCAATCGACCTGCCCGAAGAGCATCGAGAAAAAACTGTAGAAATGTTTTCTAAGCTCGCCCTGGGGCACGTCTTTGTAAAAAACAAGAAAGACGAAATTTGGGTTCAGGCACGACCTGGGGACATTAAAGTTACTGACCAAGTTAGAGTACGCGCCGAAGCTTTTTCAGGAGAGACAGGCACCCTCCACAACGGACGTAGAGGTGTTGTGGTCGGGGTTCGTTACGGAGATATCATTTTCAAAAGCACAGACGGAAAAGAGCCATCTCTTGAGGGGGCACACTACCCGCCGCAAATGCTTGAGAAGTTGGTGGTTGTCCTTGATTAGTACTACATTTAAGTTTGAAGTCTCTGGTGACTCTCATGAGAAGCTGAGGAGCAAGGCAGACGCTTTAATTGTCGGGTTTCTTCGAAGCAACAGCGAGCCCGATTTTGAAGATGAAGAATACCTGGTCAGTCACAACGTAAACTATGAAATGGTTGTGACTGAAAATCAGGACATGACAAATGACAGCAACTACACGGCAGAAGTAATAGCGAGGATAAAACATGGAAGAGACTAGAGAAGGCACCGCCCAAGAGCTTCCAAGAGTAGAGGCACTTCGTGAGGCAGCTAAAATCATTGCGGGAGACCGTGACAAGCAGTATGGCGGCCCAGAGAGTAACTTTTCGAACATTGCTAAAGTCTGGTCTGTCATCTTTCAGAGAGAGTTCACCACGGAAGATGTTGCTATGGCTATGGTCGGGCTTAAGGTTGCCAGGTACGCGGCCAACTCTGGGTTCCAAGCGGATACTTGGATTGACATCGCAGGGTACGCTGGGTGCGGCTATGAAGTAGGTAAAAAGCTTGATGAAAATCTAAACAGCTAATAATTAAACATAAAAAACAGAGAGACAAAAAATGACAGCTCTTCGAGAGCCTTGGAACTATGAAAGCCCAGCTTGCGCAGAGGTGGGGACAATTCTATTTTTTGCTCCCGATAAAGACGACCCAGTGGGAAAAATAGAAAAAGAGTTCTACAGGTACGCAAGGCAAGTATGCGCCACATGCCCACACAAGGCTGAGTGCGCCGAGTGGGGATTAGAAAACGAAGAGTACGGAGTATGGGGAGGATTGACCCCCCTTCAGCGTAGAGCCTTGCGTTCTGAAAGGAGAGTCCCCCCGATAAGGGAGCCTAGAATCCCACTGCCACTTCGCGTTAAGCGGTAGACTGTAGGTATGAGTGCGAAACGTGCGGAGATACCTCAACCAACCTGCGAAAAGTGTTGGTTAAAAAATCACGCTCACTGGGAACCTCAGAGTATTGATGACTCAGGGAACATTCTTATGCGTCTAAAAGGGGTAGATGTGCCCTTGAAGCACAATACAGGTGCGGTTGAAACATGCCACCTATGCGGAGAACTCACTATCTCGGGCATCTACGAGCTAGACAGTGAGGATAACAGAGTTTTTAAGAGCAACGTAAAGCGCGGATTTGGGCTCGTCGGAGAGACTGATAGCGAAGAAGATTACTATCTATGAGGGACATTAGGCACGGAGAGCACCTTTGGTTCCAGTGGAGCGGAAGTGGCTATTTTTCCGAGGGGGATTCTGACCTCATATTCTGCACAATTGGTCACATAGACATGGACAATGAAATTGTCCGAAGAGCTCTGGCCTCTGTTCTTCAACGTGACGGAGTTGTTGACTCCTTGGGCGATGGATTTAAATTCCTAGAAAATCGCGATATCCATGCTGGTTGGGCTGGAATTCTCCCAGAGGAAAACGAATACACATATTGTGACGAAGATGGCGAGACACAATACGGAGATTCTATAGAAATTCCTCAAGAATTTACTTGGATAGAGTTTTAGTTTTATAGTGTTTTAGTTTAAATTTTATACAACGCTAAGGTAGTATAGTCCTCGTGTGGACTCCAGCAGACAATCTAAAATGGCAGGCGGACGCTCTTTGCGCTCAGCCAGAGAATAGTGGAGCAGTTGACTGGTTCTTTTCTAAAGAGCCCAGCGAAAAATACGATGCAAAAAATTTATGTTTTAGTTGCCCTGTAAGAAAGCAGTGCCTCCAGTGGGCGCTTGAGCACAGGCAGATTTGGGGCATCTGGGGTGGCAAAGACGAAGTAGAAATGCGTAGGACGCTCTCAGTCTCATACAAGGGAGAAGAAGCCCGTAGAAGGCGCTATCCTAACTGTCCATACTGTTCAGCTAGGCCCTCAAAGCTTGTCACAGAGTCGGTAGAGATTCCAGGTGGCGGAAGATGGACCACTGCCAGATTAGTTATCTGCACCGTATGCGAGTTTTCGTGGAAAAGCAGAACCAGCGTTAACGCGGTTTTGGCTTATCAACAAGAGCGCACCGAAAAAGCTTTGAAACGCCAAAGAGAAAAAGATAGGCAAGCAGCAAAAAGACCTAAAGTCTCTCGCCCCTCTACTTAGCTAAGGCTGCTTGGCAGAAGACTAGGTTATTCTTCATTCGTGCATTCTGCGGCTCAATGTCGACAGCCTTTTGAGCGTGCTCTGTTGCTTTTTCATACTGCCCGAGCCAGTACGCTGCAATAGAGGCGTAGTCGTTTGGAGCAGCACCCCAAGACTCTGCCTCGCAAAGATACTCTAGAGGCTTGTCTTTAATGGCTAGTGCCTCTTCTGCAACTTCTAGGCATCTTACCCAGTCCTGACGGTCATAGTAGAGTTTTGTGAGGTCTACATAGGGCTCACGGCGTCCTGGAGCCTGCTCTATGGCCTTGCGAAACCAAATCTCGGACTCTGCGGGCAATGACTTACCAATAAACCGCATTGAGGCAGCACGTTCTGGTGCCCAGTGGGCTGTAGGAAGGTCTAGGTGTCTCTTCAGCTCTTGCGCTGCTTCCATGTAGCGCCCGTAGAAGTAAAGTTCACGCCCATAGTAGAAAGCGTTTCGGTCGTTGTGAGGGTCTTCTTTGACAGACATCTCAAGCAGGGGAAGGTACTGTGAGCGACTCTTGCTTGGGTCTGGGTGGTGATGAGTTGCAATGCCGTCTAGCCACTCTTGCTTCTCCTCGATGCCATAAGAGTAAATGCACTCGTGGACGGGGTGACGCCAGCGGAATCCCTTACGACCGTGGATGTGGTCATAGCTAAACTCAAGCCCTGGGGTCCCATCCTCATTCCAAGACCAAATGTGCTTATAACGAGGTCGATTTACACCGCGCTCCCAAGCATCTGAAAGAATCTTATCCCAGCCAGGAGTAATTACTTCGTCCATGTCCAGGGAAACACACATGTCAATATCTTCTGGAAGTGCGGCTAAGGCAGCGTTGCGTGCATCATCAAATCTCCAAGGCGTGACTTTAATTTCGATGACATGTATGCCAAGCTCACGCGCTCGCTCTACGGTTCCGTCTGTAGAGCCAGTGTCTGCTATTAGCAGATAGTCCGCGTCTTTAGCTGACTCGTACCACTTGTCTACAAACTTGCGTTCGTTAAGAGCAATTGTGTAGATTGCTGATTTCACTTAAATCTCTTCTCCGCTGTACAGAGGTACTGCGTCTTTCAGGACAATAGAACGTCGACTTACAAAGCCGCCGTCTGAGTCAAGTTTGTCTTTTGCAGACTCCTCGGTCTCAGCGAAAATCTGTATGACCATAGTTACTTCATAGCTGTAACACAGTGTCGGCTTAGTCTCTTCTTTTTTTGTCATTTTCTCTCCTGCACTAATCGATGTTACCTTATTTTTTTAACCCACAGTTGGTACCCTTTGTGGACGAGGCTCACTCTTTTTTTGTAGACCTCCATAAAGGAGTCTATCGCCATTCGGGGACAATCTGCTGAGTCATCTGCTCCTGACCAAAGGTAGTCGTCAAAAGCAATTATCCCGCCAACGTTTAGACACTCATAGGATGCGATAGCGTCCTTGAGAACTCCGTAGGAAGTGTGGTCACCGTCAACATAAACAAAGTCATACAGTTCGCGATTGTTTTTAAAGAAAGAGTCGCTTGTACCTTTGTACTTTAAAATTTTTCTTTGATTGCGCCCAGCTAAAGTTTTTGCGTCGTAAACGGTTTCTACTGTGCCCCAGTTCATTTGATGGTGGGCAGGCTCGTCTGACCCCTCCCAAGTATCAACATCAACAAGAGTCGAGCCAGTATTGTTTTTTAGAAGATTGTCATACAGCCACAGGGAGGCGTCTCCCGTATAAGCGCCGATTTGAAGAAACCTACCTGGACGCCCTTGAAATACGGGGACCAGGTATTTAGAAAAATTCAGACTACCATCGTTGGCGAACCAGTTGGGGTAATCGGACATGCTCTAAGGATAGTGCATAAATGCTAAATATTAGGTATGAAACCTTAATGAGCCGCTTTCTACAGCTCGGCGTCCCAAGCAAGGTAGGCAGCCACATTTGCAGAAGACCCCATAGACCCAGCCCCAGCGGTCAGTCCAGCGGCAACTGTGAAATTCACTATTCCAATATTTCTCGTTGAGCGGCTTGAGAAACTTGGAACCGCACTGCAAACAGTAGCAGTTGTTGCGTGGAACACTTGATAGTGTCCTGCGGTGCCAGATTGCTCAAGTGCTGTTGGCGCAACCCTCATTTGGACAGGGAATGGTATAGCAATGTCCGCAATGAGTGTTGTTGAGTTAAACCCTACTCCCATAACTGTGTCAATTGCATCGGGCTGGACTCGGTAGTAGTATCGCTGGCACAAAGCAAGGTCTGCATTTTCGGCACCGCCACCTTCAGATTTGAATTCTGTGGCTGCTGTCCCATGCTCCAGCTGAGCCCCCCATATAGATATGGTGTCAGTATCTCCGTCAGGTTCTACAATTTGCAAAGCCATATAATTAGAAGAGCCAATAGTCTTACCTGCAAGAGAAGGCACAGTTCCTGTCACAGCAAACCGCTGCCAAGAAGTAGTGAGGGTGACAGACCCTAAAGAGGTGCTGACTGATGAAGACCCTCCAGACCCGAAGTTCTGATTTAGAGAGACATCTAAATTAATACCCGAAGCAGCTTTTGCCCAGAAGGAAGCCGCTACAGGCTGTCCAGCCATGCCACGAACACCTTCCAACCTTTGCTCTAGAGAGCACCCAACGTTTCCAGTAGTAATGTCCCACTCCATAAAGTACCAAGCGTCTCCGTAGACGTCTACTTCCAACTCATCAGGAGCAAACTCCCCCCGTTGAGCGGTCATGGTTGCACCCGAAGCGTCAAACAGCCAGCGGTCAGCACTGTACCCTGAGGAAACTGCGCCTGCCCCCCTTTGCCATATTGAGAAGTCCGAGTTTATAAGTACGTTGGTCCTTGACACAACGGTTGGACCAGTCGCACCAACAGCACCGACTGCACCAGTTGGACCTGTAGGTCCTAAGTTTGAGACAGTGATGGAGCCAGCCATGCTGCTGTGAATCTGGCAAACGTAGTAAAGAGTGTCAGGAGCGTCAAATGGGACTTCCCAGACAATTGTTCCTACCGCAGCGCCACCGTTTGTGACGCCACCCGAGTAGACGTTCCCAGAGCTGTATGCCCCAGAAACTGTCTGAATCCAGAAAGGGTGCCCAGAAGCGTTTACATTGAGGATATACCTGTGTCCGCGGATTACTGAAAGAGTTGGGTTTGAAGAGCCATTAATCAAATACGCAGAAGAACCGCTACTTGATATTTCATAGGTTATACCGCCGCTTGCGCCCGTTGCACCTGTCGGTCCTACAACATCTGAGTCAGCACCAGTTGGACCTGCTACTCCCTGAGCACCAGTAGCGCCAGTAGGCCCAGTGGGTCCAACCACAGTCGAGTCAGCACCAGTGGGGCCAGTCACTGCTGGCCCTGTAGCACCCGTCGGACCAGTGACCCCCTCTGAACCCGTTGGCCCAGTAGGTCCACCCGATGGGCCCGTAGGTCCTATCGGCCCAGTGACAGTGCTGTCTGCTCCGCCAATACCTGCTGCACCTGTTGCTCCCGCAGCGCCAGCGGCACCCGTGGGTCCTGTAATTCCTAAAGGACCAGCCCCTACCCACTCTTGATTAAGGTCAGACCAAATATAAAGAGCGGCTTCTCCAGTGATGTAGTAAGAGTCTCCAATGTTCCCTACGGGAGTGTCAGCTTCTAAAAGTTCTACGGTGGCGTAGGTACCTAAAACAGAGACGCTTGAGCCTTGAGGACCCGTAGGACCTTGAGGCCCGAAGGTACCCACGGGGCCAGTAGGTCCCGTTGGTCCAACAGGGGCGGCACTAGCAATAGTGCTGAACTGGCTTCCGTTGAAAACGGTGATTTCTTCAGTATTGCTATTAATCCAAATGTCCCCGACCTGAGGGCTTCCTGGCTGGATTGGCTGATACAGAACGTTAGTGCGCCCTGCCTGCTCAAAAAGTGAGGTAGCTACGAAAGCACCGTTAGGACTAGAAGAGCTAACAAAAATTTTGTCGCCAATAGCTAGAGCGAATCGAAATGTCTCAAAGGCTTGTCCAGCAGTCACTACAAGATTATCTACAATGTAGGCACGTTCTCCAATAGAGCCAGGAGACTCCGCTGGCTCAACGAAGACAGTTACTGCCATGTCGACAGTTCCCTTGTTTACAGTAATAACAGAAGTAACGCTTGGCTTTGTTGCGGTTCCAAGCTCAGTGTGGGCTCCTGTAAAAGCAGGAGGGGACGCTGTGCCAAATCTCTCAACTGCCATTTTATGCCTCCAAAGCTTTTAGTCTGGCAGCTATTTCATCTAAAGCACCAGAAATTGTGGTCGGTGTCACGTCCCAATCGGAACCGTCTGCGGGAGTGTATGACTGGGAACCCTTCCAATCTCCTCCAGTGGTATAAGACTCTAGCTCGTTTGTCTCAGTATTAAATCTTGTGTAGCCAGACTCAACGCTGCTACTACGAGCAGCAGTTGTGCCTTTATCTAGATAAAGAGTATTTTCTATACCCCTAATTGTTTTATTAGTGAACACCTCGGGGATGTTCTTAGCAAGAGCAGCATCGTCTTGCAATATCCCATTCACACTGAAAGAGGTGGTAGCAGTGCTAGACCTCACAAATAGTGTGTCGCCATCTGTCACTCCAAATCGGAATGTCTCAAAAGAGGTACCAACACCTAGCTCAATGTTGGCTGCAATGTATGCATACTGAGCCGCAATAGTTGCATTGGCAGGCACTATATAGATACTAATTTTTGTGATAGGAGTTGCTGTTACAGCTCTGTTCGCGACAACCACTGAAATTAAATACTTTTCGGTGAACTCAGCTAAAGCAATGTCAGAGTTTGCTGTTGGATTTGCAATTCCAAGTCTTTGAATTGGCACTTGCTCTTCCTCCTACGCCTGAGCTTCAGACCAAGATAGCTTAGCTGAAGTTCTTGTATTGGCACCTGTAAGTCTAGCAACCGCAATGGTGATAATGTCTGGGCCGTCAGGGAAGATAGAGTCTCCACCAAGAATCGAGTTTGAGAGCTCAAACAGCTCTCCAACCTGAACTGTGGTTTCACTGCCCCCGCCTGATGCACGGAAGTTGAACACCTGAACTCCACCAGAAACGGTGTCCGCTGCTGTGTGCTCAACAATCTGAACTAGCGAAGGAGAATCTACTCCTTGGAAGTTTAGGTTGTTAAGGCGGCTGTTTAGCAGCATCTTGACATCCACAAGCTCATTACTAGAGACACCAACTTCTTGTAGCCTTAGCTGCATTCGGTTGATAATGTCTCGGTCACCCAAGGCTCCTGTTAGACCTTCAGACACTGACGGGCTCAAGCGAAGAGAAATCAGTGGCTGATAGTTTGGTCCAGAAGTGTTGTTTAGTGAGCCGTCTGGATACAAGGAGTAAGCGTATTGAGTGTTACCTTGTGAAGTAAAGTTCAGTACCTCACCAATAGCAGCGTTAGGGATAGAAGTAGAGGCAACTGTAAACGACCCAGCAACTGTGAAGGTAAAGGTTGTCGCGCTTGTCACGACTACCGCGCCCACGTAGAAGTCTGGCAAGTTCGTAATCGCCGCGCCTGCTGCTGTTTCGATAAAGTACACTCCAACGTTATTGCTTGCTGGGATGTTGTGAGCTTGCGCCGTTGTGACCGTTACGGTACTGCCTGTACGGGAAATTGTTCCACCAACAGT